CTGAAATTTTGCCCCGAGGGTAACTTTTCAGGCCGCGTTTATTCCGGCATAGTGTTTAGACGAGTTCATAAGGTTATGAATCGCCGCAAAAACTCTTTGTCTTGTCTCCTTTCAATAAAGAGCGGCGGTAGCGGCACAGTGTGCGGCCTCGTGAACTCGTCTAAACACTGTGTAAACAGGTGTCAATCTATATTCAAGACGTACTAAACCGTCCAGCATCTGTCGGAAGGAGGCCGGAACCATGCCAAAAGCCAAGGGGACACGTTCTTCCGAACCACTCAGAAAGATTAGGCCTGCCATAGAACCGGAGGCGCGGGAGAATCAATTGGTGTCGCTTGCCGTTGACCTTGCCGAGAAACAATTACTGGAAGGTACGGCAAGCTCCCAAGTTATTACGCACTATTTGAAACTCGGCTCAACAAAAGAGCGTATTGAAAAAGAGATTCTTGAACGGCAGAAGGATTTGATAGAGGCTAAAACCAATTCGCTAAAGTCCGCCCAAAGAATTGAAGAGCTTTACGCAAACGCGCTCGATGCTATGCGAAATTACAGCGGCAACGGAGACCGTGGCGATGAATAAATCTTACGAAGAATTGCGCAAACTACAAACGTTTGAAGAGCGTTACGAATATTTGCGCCTTGGCGGCACTGTCGGCCGTGAGACATTTGGTTTTGATAGGTATATGAGCCGCGCTTTGTATGGCTCGCTAAATTGGAAACAAGTGCGCCGTCAGGTTATTCTCAGGGACGACGGCTGTGATTTGGGCATCTCCGACAGGCAGCTTTTTGGCCGTATCACCGTACACCACATTAACCCGATTAGGGTAGAAGACCTCGAGCAAAGAGCCGAGTGTATATTTAGTCTCGACAATCTCATATGTACGGGATACGACACGCATAACGCAATACATTACGGAGACGCATCATTACTTGTCCGTCTTCCGCCACCGCGCAGGAAAGGAGATACATGCCCGTGGAAAGCATCCTGACTTCCGTAAAAAAACTTCTTGGCATTCAAGAAGAGTACACGCATTTCGACGACGAAATCGTTATGCAAATCAACACCGCCCTTATGAGTGCGGCAATGATAGGGATAGGACCGCCGGAAGGATATTCCATAAAAGACAAAACAGATTCGTGGGAAGACTTTGTCGGAGACCGCAAGGACTTAGAAGCAATCAAGACCTATATTTGGCACAAAGTGCGGTTGGCGTTTGACCCTCCGCAAACAGGGCCATTGACCGAGGCAATTAATAATCAGATAAAAGAACTTGAATGGCGGCTTAACGTTCAAGTTGAGAGGGGGGCGTAGTTATGAGCGGAACACCATTTTCAGGAGTGTTTCAGACAAGTGACGGAAAGCTGTTTGACATGATGTCAAGGTCTTTCGTTGATGAAAACAAAAGCGGCATGTCTCCGTTTTCCGGAAGGTTTACCGACGCTCACGGAGAAACACACGACCTTGCGGATTTTATTGCGGGTCTTGGCGGCAGCGGCAGCGGAGGCCCTGTAACATGGAATCAGATTCTGAACAAACCAACAACATTCTCGCCTTCCGAACACGGCCACACTATATCCGGCATAACCGGACTTACAGAGGCGCTGGCGGAAAAGATGGACGGCGCGGCAAGCATACCCAACTCGGCAATCCAAGACGTATTTAATAATTTATAGGAGGAAATGAAAATGGCGACAAGGTTTTTAGAGGAAAATGGCTTAATCTATCTGGTGGGCAAAATTGTGGATTTGATTGACGATGAGATTATGGCAAAGATAGTTGCGGACGTCAACGTTACAAGCACCAACCAACAAATACCCGGAGCAAAAGCAGTATACGATTTTGTCACGCAATCGGTCAGCAATTTAGAGCGTGTGCGGTTGGAGACAGTCACAACCCTGCCAGCAACGCCACAGACGAATGTCATCTACCTCATAAAGCAAGGCGCGACAAGCACATACAAGATGCACGCTTGGATAAGCGGCGCATGGGCAGACCTCGGCACAACGGATATTGACTTGTCTGACTATTGGGCAAAGGCAGATTTAGTCGCGCTGACTAATGCGGAGATTGATGATATCTTTGCTAATTTATAAGAAGGTGGCATTATGGCTGAAAAGAAATTTTTAGACAGCGCTGGATTGGCCCATGTGTTGGGGAAAATGGAAGATAAAAGCGGTGGGATACCGGCCGCAACTTCCGGATATTTGGCCACACACAGCGGTAAAGCAGGCGAGTTTGGGACACCGCTTCAACCAACGACCTTTGTAAGGACTACCGGGGCGCAAACGATATCTGGCGTGAAGACGTTTAACGACGACCCGCGTATACCGGAAAAGGCACAGCTTGCAGCCTTTGAAGGCCGTGCGCCCGCCAGCGAGCGGCAAGTTGTAAACGAACGGCATAGGCCGTACAACAATACCACAGGAACCAATACGCAGTATTCGATGCACGAAAACACATTGTCGGTCGGCGGCAGAATCCCCGGCGTGTCATATTTGGCAAAATTCCATACCCAAAACGAAGCTGGCGCAATGCTGAACATCAGCAGTACGGGATGGGCTCAATTGAGGACTGCATCTACGGAATCCCTACCTGCCGGATACATCAAAGAAGGCTCTATACACCGGGTTATTTGGGACGGCACGTATTGGATATTAGAAAACGCTTCCGTGCAGGAAGGAGGCGGTGCAGGTTCGGGCGCGAGTCCAATCTATGAGCATTTTTTCCGCGTTGACCACAGCGAGGGCTACAGCGGGATGCAAGCATATTTCAATCTGCTTTTCAGCTTTGAGAATGCTCCATCCGAGGGCGATTTGCTCAGGGCGTTTGGAAACGGCGACGAAAATTACCCCGCTTGGGGCAGCGCGGGCGGGCGGTACCAGGAACCGTGGTCTATAGTGCGCGTTAAAAGACCCGATTACTGGGACGCCAGTGACTATCGGCTTGAGGCTTGGGGACGCAATGAAGACGGCGAACAGATAAGGGAGTTTCCGATTTCGGCAGTGGAACACTTAGGCTGCCGCGCAGTTGCGGCGGGCGTTTCGGGCGCGGGCGGCGGGCTTTGCGCGTATGAAGTGGGGCTTAGCGGCTATATGTCGGGCGGAGTGCTGTATGTTGTGCTTGACGAATATTTCGATGCCTACAACGAGTCCGGCATGTCTTGGGAAGATTATTCGCAAAACCATGACAGGATACTTGCGAGGATTCTGCGGTATATCGCCCACCGCACGGTTGCCTGCAAATACAGCGGGTACTCCTTGGGCGGAACGGTGTATTCGGCATATGTCCACTTTGAGGTTGACAGGGATACGATGTATCAGCGGTCGGATGAAGATTTACTCTCGGATTTTTATTCGTGGGGTATACATCTTGATATGCCGGACGGCAACGGTATTCACGCCTCGTATATCGGAATTGAGACCTGTTACAGGATTTAGGAGGTTTACACATTATGACTGTAAGATTAATCGCAGATAAGGACGGCAACAGACTTGTCGTCCCCGCGCCCAAGAACCATCCGGAAGCAGTAGAGTTTGAACTTGAAGCCGGAAAACAACTGTGGATGTATACTTGGAACGACAATAACGAAATAATCAGTGCGATAGCTGAATTATAGAATTTGGAGGATATTTCAAATGAACTCACTAACTCACTACGGAGTCCTAGGTATGAAATGGGGCGTAAGACGCTATCAGAATAAGGATGGGTCTTTGACTTCTGCTGGAAGGAAAAGATACAACGACGGCGAATCTTCGAAAACCTCATCCCAGAAGTCTGCCCCTGTAAAGAAAGCACTCGAACGATTAACAACCCCGCGTCTGCCAGGAGACACTTTCCCAGAACGGACACCTACTCCTACAGAACGAGACGCTGAGCGGCGAAAAAAAAACAGAGAAAAAAGTTTGGAAAAAAATAAAAAACAAATTGCCGAGAAACTTAACATCAAAACTAGCGTGATTGATGCCGGAGAACGTTTAGTAAAGGACCTGCTAAACCCTAAAATGTCGGGTGGACCATCGTCCGAAGACCGTGTAATAAGACGGGATAAACAGGATAGATATGGACGCTGATTATCTTTTAAGAGAATAATTAACGTTTAATCAACAACGCCAATCAAAAAAGTTTTGTACGCTTTCTTGGCGATTACTTTTGTTCCAACGAAGTCAAAACCCGCGCCGACAAGCCCGCCTGCGACCGGAACGAGCTTCACAAGATTAATCACACCTTTTTCTCCGAATTTAGTGAAAAGCCTAAAGCCGACCTTTTGATTAATTTTTGTGAGAACTGAGCCGGGAACTTTCTTCAACAAACTCGTTGTTGTTTTAGTTGAGATATTTATTCCCGCGCTTTTACAAATGTCTGTTATGGATTTGTTGACCAAGCAAAGATAAACCAAAGTTTGTGTTTCGTCGCTATTGACATCGTACCCGCCCATCACAGCCATTGTGGCTATCATTCTCATTTGGACATATATTACGCTTGCGATGTTTGCGGGAATCGCTACCGGAAGAGTTATTAACCCGCCCAGACCGGTTACAAAACCGGAAGTTGAACACTTTGCAATTTGTACTGTAGTAAACCTTTTTGCCGCTTCTTTTGGCGTATTGTGTTTTGTCAGATATTCCTCCGCAAGCTCGACGCAGTTCTTTGTTCCGGGAATCCCCGTGATACATTTATTATAAAGGGACTCCAATAACTCCATGATTTTCTCTTGTGAAATGAATCTTTTCTTCTCATTTTCGTCAGAATTTTCACTAAAACCATTTTCTTCCACGACCATCCCTCGTTTCAAAATTATTTTAGCAAAGTTTACCATAGTCGAAAGACGATTTCAACAGTAGGAGGATATTTCCAATGAATTCACTAACCCACTACGGCATACTCGGTATGAAATGGGGTGTTCGCCGTTCTCAAGCCGAACTTGATAGGGCGGCAGGAAGGACGGGAAAAGCTTCTAAGAAATCCGAAGACTACGTAAAATCCCGCGAGCTTAAAAAGAGGGGTAAAAAGAATCTTTCAACCCAAGAACTCAAGGATTTGAATAATCGGTTGCAGTTGGAACAGCAGTACGACAACCTCAATCCGAACATTATCAAAAGAGGCGATGCTGCCGCAAAAACGGTGCTTGCAGTTATTGGCACTGTCTCGTCTATATACGCGCTGTCTAAAACTCCCGTCGGACAAGCTGTAAAGAAAGCCGTAAAAGCCGCTATAAAGAAAGGATAAGGCCATGTCCCTGTCAAACACTGCCGTACCGATATATTACGGCATGTTTCGGGACGCCGTAATTCGGGGCGAGATACCTGTATGTAAAGAAGTCTCACTTGAGATGAACCGTATTGACGACCTTATCGCCAACCCCGGCGTATATTATGACGACGAGGCGGTCGAGGGGTTCTTTAGGTATTGCGAAAACGAGCTTACCTTAACAGACGGCACGGCGCTTACTCTTCTTGATACTTTTAAGCTCTGGGCGGAACAGATTTTCGGATGGTATTACTTTGTCGAAAGAAGCGTTTACGAACCGTCTCACGACAACCGGGGCGGCCGCTATGTCAAGAAGGCTGTTAAGAAGAGGCTCATTGACAAGCAATACCTGATTGTTGCCAGAGGAGCGGCCAAATCAATGTATGCTTCGTGTATACAAAGCTTCTTTCTCAACGTTGATACCGATACTACACATCAAGTCACCATTGCGCCGACTATGAAACAGGCCGAAGAAGTCCTCTCGCCTATCCGTACATCCATCACGAGGGCAAGAGGCCCGCTGTTTAAGTTTTTGACGGAAGGCTCTATTCAGAACACGACCGGCTCTAAGGCCAACCGGCTGAAACTTGCTTCGACAAAGAAGGGGATTGAGAACTTTCTGACGGGTTCGCTGCTTGAGATACGGCCGATGAGCATTGCCAAACTTCAAGGCCTGCGCCCTAAGATTTCGACAATCGACGAATGGCTCTCCGGGGATACCCGCGAAGACGTTGTCGGCGCGATTGAGCAAGGCGCGGCTAAGCTGGAAGACTATCTCATTATTGCCATAAGCTCGGAAGGGACTGTGCGCAACGGAAGCGGCGATACAATCAAAATGGAACTTATGGACATCCTCAAAGGCGAATACATCAACCCTCACGTGTCCATTTGGTACTATAAACTCGACGCGATAGAGGAAGTTTCCGACCCCGAAATGTGGCTAAAGGCTAATCCGAACCTTGGCAAGACCGTCAGTTATGAGACGTATCAGCTTGACGTTGAGCGGGCGGAAAAAGCACCTGCCGCAAGGAACGATATTTTGGCAAAACGCTTTGGGATACCGATGGAGGGCTATACGTATTACTTCACATACGAAGAAACCCTCACACATAGAAAACGCGATTTCTGGCAGATGCCGTGCGCAATGGGCGGCGACCTATCACAAGGCGATGACTTCTGCGCATTTACATTTTTGTTCCCGCTGCCAAACGGCAGGTTCGGCGTAAAGACCCGAAACTACATTTCATCGCTGACCCTGATGAAACTGCCTGCGGCAATGCGGATTAAATACGACCAATTCATGTTTGAGGGCAGTTTGATTGTCCTGGAAGGCACTGTCCTGGACATGATGGAGGTCTATGAGGATTTAGACAACCACATAAGCGAACGTGATTACGACGTCCGTTGTTTCGGCTATGACCCGTATAACGCTAAAGACTTTGTAGAAAGATGGGCCTCCGAAAACGGCCCGTTCGGCATCGTCAAAGTCATACAAGGTGTTAAGACAGAATCCGTCCCTCTTGGGGAGCTTAAAAAGCTTTCCGAGGAACGGATGCTGCTATTCGATGAAGAGCTGATGACGTTCTCTATGGGCAACTGCGTAACCCTTGAGGACACCAACGGTAACAGGAAACTTTTTAAAAAGCGATATGAGCATAAGATAGACGCGGTAGCGGCAATGATGGATGCGTATATTGCATATAAGCTTAACAGAGACGCTTTTGAATAGGGAGGGCTAACTTTGTGGACATACAATTATTCGCATAACGAGCTGTACCACTACGGCATTCTCGGTATGAAATGGGGCGTTCGGCGTTATCAGAACAAAGACGGGACTTTGACGCCAAAAGGGCGGGCTAGGCTTGAGCGTAAGGATAGTAAGTGGGCTACGCAGGGCAAAGGCGCGAAGATTACCGATAAGACCCGCAAGGCTGTTTCCAAGGAGATGGGTCGCTATGCGAAAAATGAGCTTGGCGGCAAAGTCCGTACCGATTCTGGCAGGGTTAGTATGACGTTTATTAACGCATATAATCAGAAACTAGCGCAATTGATGAATGAGCGAATCGGCGATGTCCCCGCGCCTTCCGGGAAGATTATTCGATATGTCGCTAAAAGGGGCGAAATAGGTGTACACACCGCGCTTGCCGACCAAGGTTATAACATGGAGCAGGTGAAAAGAGGCGTTCACGCTTCCGGGCGTGTTGCTTATAAGAAGGAAGAGTTGCAGAAGATAAGACATTCGGAGTTGTTTCACTTTGGCAAAAAGGGTATGAAATGGGGAATAAGGCGCGGTCCGCCCTACCCTCTTGGTTCCAATAATAAAACAGTTGATAAAAGCCGGAAAAGTGGTACAATGAAACTTGGCGATATTTACATTGGTAAGAAGGCTAAGAATTATGAGGTTATGGAACTAACAACCGGAAGGTATTATAGATTTGTTGAAGGGACTAAAATTACACATGTTGAATTGTTTGCCGGGAAAGATGCCCGCAAAAGTTTAGACGTTAACGTATCGGAAGGTCTGTCTGACCAAATCGGCGGAAACTCTGAAAACTGGCAGCACTGCAAAGGGGAAGCAGTTATTGACTATAACGGTAAAGGTCGTAAGGCTGACGTTCATTGGTTTCAGGAAAACTCTGTTGGAAAACACAAATTTATCATCAAAGAATGGTTTGAATGAGGTGAGGTATGAAAGTTAGATGGAAAGAAAAAGACTTCTTCCCCTATATGACAAAGGATAAGATTTACGATGTCATTTCTATCGAAAAGGACTGGTATAGATTGATTGGCGATTGGGGCGAAGACTATTTACATGCTCCTGAATGTTTCGATATAGTTGACGACACAGACGAAGAAGAACTCCGCGCCGAGGATTTGCGCAGGTGGCCGGACTGTAAGCGGCTTCCGCGTCCGGCAAAGTAACCCAATACTATTCTCCCGAACCGCAAGAGCGGTTCTTTTTTATGCGCCCATCCAAACAAAGGAGAAAAATTCAAAATGGATAGATCGTTTGGTTCCAGGCTGAAACATGCTTGGAATGTTTTTTTTAACCGCGACCCTACGTACAACTATCAAGACTTCGGAACTTCATATTCCTACCGCCCGGACAGGCCCCGGCTTACCCGTGGTAATGAGCAGTCGATTGTCACCGCTATTTACAACCGTATTGCTATTGACGTTTCGGCAATTGACGTCAAACATGTCCGACTGGACGAAAACGGCCGCTATATTTCCGAGATTGAATCGAAACTCAACGAATGCTTGACCGTTGCCGCAAATCTCGACCAAACAGGGCGGGCGTTTATACAGGATGTCGTCATGTCCATGCTCGACGAGGGTTGTGTTGCTATCGTGCCTGTTGACACTACGTTCGACCCGGACATCACAGGTTCGTATGACATCGCTTCCATGAGGACGGGCAAGATTTTACAGTGGCGGCCGGGGCATGTTCAAGTCCGTGTCTATAATGAAAAGAACGGGCAGAAGGAAGATGTGATTGTATCAAAGAATGCGGTCGCCATCATTGAGAACCCTCTGTATGCAATAGTCAACGAACCAAACTCGACCATGCAAAGGCTTGTCCGTAAACTAAACCTTCTTGACGCGGTTGACGAGCAGAGCAGTTCGGGCAAGCTGGATTTGATTATACAATTGCCGTACATAATCAAGACAGAGGCAAGGCGTAAACAGGCGGAAGACCGCCGCAAGGACATTGAGTCGCAGCTTGCGGGTTCTAAGTATGGCATTGCGTACACCGACGGCACAGAGCGGATTACCCAGCTTAATCGCCCCATCGAGAACAACCTAATGAAACAGATTGAATTCCTGACGAGTATGCTGTACAGCCAGTTAGGGATCACTCAGGCTATCTTAGACGGCTCGGCGGACGAAAAGACGATGCTCAACTATTACAGCCGCACAATAGAACCAATACTTTTAGCCGTTGTCGATGAAATGAAACGGAAGTTTCTGACAAAGACGGCAAGGTCTAAGCTGCAATCAATCTCGTTCTTTAGAGATCCGTTTAAACTTGTGCCGGTAAACAACATTTCCGATGTCGCCGACAAGTTTACCCGCAACGAGATAATGTCTTCAAACGAAGTCAGGCAGCTAATAGGTATGAAACCGTCCGAAGACCCGAAAGCGGATGAACTTAGAAACAAGAACTTGAACCAGCCAAGCGAAGAGGCGGCGAACAACAAAAATGACAAGGAGAAAATTCAAAATGGAAAAGTTTGACTTTAGCGGTTGGGCTACCCGTAATAATTTGAAATGCTCTGACGGACGGATTGTCTTGAAGGATGCGTTTAAAGGCAATAACGGGCAGACCGTGCCGCTTGTTTGGAATCACCAGCATAATGAACCGTACAACGTCCTCGGACATGCGCTGCTTGAAAACCGCAAAGAAGGCGTGTACGCATATTGTAAATTCAACGAGACGGAATCTGGCAAAAACGCCAAACTTCTTGTTGAGCATGGCGATGTTTCTGCGTTGTCCATCTATGCAAACAAGCTCAAACAGCAAGGCGCAAACGTGCTGCACGGGGCTATCCGGGAGATAAGCTTGGTGCTGTCGGGGGCAAACCCGGGCGCTTATATCGACACGGTAATGGCGCACGGCGAAGAATGTGACGACGAGGCAGTCATTTACACAGGCGAGAACATCTCACTATGTCATGCCGATGAAGACATAGAAGAAGACAATGATGAGGAGGACGAAGAAGAAATGGGCAAAGATTTAAAACATGAGGACGAGGAAGAAACTATCGCCGATGTGTTCAACACGCTTTCGGAAAAACAGAAAACTGTTGTATACGCCATGATAGGGCAGGCGATTGAAGACTCAAACGATGACGATGACGATGAAGGAGGAAACGACGTGAAACACAATATTTTTGAAAACGACGAAGCAATGGATGACGAAAACACGCTCTCGCACAGCGAAATGGAGGCTATTTTCAGCGATGTCAAACGCTATGGCAGCCTTAGGGACAGCGTCCTTGCGCACGGGATTGAGCAGATTGACTATCTCTTCCCCGATGCAAAGAATATGACCACTACCCCGCAAATGATACAGCGGGACATGGGCTGGGTGCCGAGGGTTATGGGCGGTACGCATAAGACGCCGTTCTCGCGCATTAAGTCTATATTTGCAGACCTTACCGAAGACGAGGCACGCGCAAAGGGTTACATCAAAGGCCATCTGAAAAAGGAAGAATTTTTTGGCCTATTAAAGAGGACTACCACCCCGACCACCATCTATAAAAAGCAGAAGCTCGACAGGGACGACGTCGTTGATATTACCGACTTTGATGTCGTGACTTGGATTAAGGCTGAAATGCGCACGATGCTTGATGAAGAAATTGCACGCGCAATCCTTGTCGGCGACGGCCGGAACGCCTCTTCCGACGATAAGATTAACGAGCAAAACGTCCGCCCGATTTGGAAAGATGAAGACCTCTTTACCATCAAGAAGACCGTAACAACGGCCGCCAATGCAACGCCGGATGAGAAGGCAAAGGCGTTTATCAGGGCCGCGATTAAGGCGCGTAAGGACTATAAAGGTTCGGGTTCGCCGACGCTGTTCACAACGGAAGACGTCCTCACGGATTGTCTGCTTATCGAAGATGCCGTCGGCCGTGTAATTTATGAATCCGTTGACAAACTGACGACAACGCTTCGCGTTAAAGAGATTATCACCGTCCCCGTGATGGAAAACCTGTCGAGGGTAGACGGGACGGACACGCTCAGCCTCATGGGCATTATCGTCAACCTCAACGATTACAACATCGGTGCGGATAAGGGCGGGGCGGTCAACATGTTTGACGACTTTGACATTGACTACAATGCCCAAAAGTACCTGATTGAAACCCGTTGTTCCGGCGCGTTGACAAAGCCGTTTTCGGCAATCGCGCTTGAGCATAAAACACAATAGGCAAAGTTTTGAAGGAGAAAATTCAAAATGGCTAAATTTTATGGAGTAATCGGTTATGCAAACACGGCTGAGACCGCGCCCGGCGTTTGGAGGGAACAAATCATTAAGCGGCTGTATTGCGGCAATTTGGTTAGAAACACCAGAAAACTGCAAGGCGGCGAGACCCTTAACGACGAAATCAACGTCTCGAACACCATAAGCATAATCGCCGACCCTTTCGCCAATGAGAATTTTCATTCCATGCGCTATGTCGAGTTTATGGGCGCAAAGTGGAAGGTTTCAAGCGTGGAGGCCCAGTACCCTCGGCTTATCTTGACCATAGGGGGGCTTTACAATGAGCAGACGCCTTGAGCTGCATGAGCTTCTTGCAGAAACGCTCGGCTCTCGTAATGTATATTTTCAGCCGCCGGACAAGACGCAAATGAAATACCCCTGCGTCGTTTACTCGCGCAGCCGCATAAACACAAAACATGCCGACAATCGGCTGTACAGCCATAACCAAGCGTATACGGTGACGGTAATCGGCCCGGACCCCGACAGCTCAATTGTGGATAAGGTGTTAAAACTTCCGCATTGCAGGCCGGACCGTCACTTTACGTCTGACAATCTTAACCACGACGTGTTTACTATTTATTACTAGGAGGAAAGGCTATGTCTAAACTTATATGGGACAACATAGGCGAGCGAATTTACGAAACCGGCGTACAAAACGGGGTCTTTTATCCACGCGATAACGATGGTAATTACCCAAAGGGCGTTGTGTGGAACGGGCTTACCACTGTTACCGAAAGCCCGTCCGGCGCGGAAGCGAACCCGATTTACGCCGATAACATCAAATACTTAAACCTCATGTCCGCCGAAGAATTTGGCGCGACGATTGAGGCGATTACCTTCCCGGAGGAATTTGCCCTCTGTGACGGTTCTGCGGAACTTGGCAAGGGCGTATATATTGGTCAGCAAACCAGGAAGTCCTTTGGGTTTGTGTACAAGACTATTGTCGGCGACGATGTCTTGGGAAATGAACTGGGTTATAAACTTCATATTGTTTACAACGCGACCGCCTCGCCGTCCGATAAAGCTTATGCGACGATTAACGAATCACCGGACGCTGTTGCGTTTTCATGGGAAATCACCACAATCCCGATTCCGATACCCGGACATAAACCGTCGGCAACAGTCATTATCGACTCAACGAAGACCGAACCCGCTAAACTCAAAGAAATTGAGGATATTTTGTTCGGCGCGGATGCCGGGCCGGGCGGAACGCCTGCCGCGAAGGTTGCGCGGCTTCCCCTTCCGGTAGAAATCGCCGCTATATTTGCGCAAGGGTAAAAACTATACAGATTTGAAAGGAGAAAAACATGCTAAAGAAGACAATGACGTACAGAGATTTCGACGGAAACAAAAGGACGGAGGACTTTTACTTCAATCTGTCCAAAGCCGAAATTACGGAGATGGAAACAAGCGTTTCCGGAGGGATGTCCACGCTGCTCAAACAGGTAGTTGGGGCTAAGGACATGAGGCAGGTCGTACAACTGTTTAAACAAATCCTGCTTAAAAGCTATGGCGAGAAGTCGCCCGACGGAAGGCGGTTTGTCAAAAGCGAAGAGTTGTCAAAGGCCTTTTCCGAGACGGGCGCATACGACGAGTTGTTCATGGAGCTTGCGACCGACGTGACAGCTGCGACGGCTTTTGTGACGGCACTGATTCCACAGGATTTAGTACCGGGAGACACGGCGGCGAAACCATTACGGCCGAAACCTACCGAAGATCTCCGGTTAGTGTCAAACGAAACAACTCCGAATAATGCCGCTATTAATGGATCTATTCCACCACCTCCGGTGGGAACGACAATCTAACAACAAAAGGAGACGGGAGAATGCCGATTGTGATTGAACTGCCTCAAAGGGAGTGGTTCGACGAGGGAAGTTCCGAATTTGTGACGGTTCGGAAGGAATCCTTTCAAATCGAGCATTCTCTGGTTTCTTTGTCAAAATGGGAATCAAAATGGTGTAAACCCTTTCTAAGTAAAGACAAGAAAACGGACGAGGAAATCGTAGACTATATCCGCTGCATGACAATAACCCAAAACGTAAGCCCAAATGCTTATGCTGGATTGACGGCTGATATTTTTTCGCAAATAGAAACATACGTCAATGCGCCGATGACCGCAACTTGGTTTAATGAATCTAAAAACCAAACAAAAAGCCGGGAAACGGTTACGGCAGAGCTTATATATTATTGGATGATTGCGCAAAACATCCCTATGGAATGCCAAAAATGGCATCTTAACCGATTGCTGACCCTGATACGGGTTTGCAGCATTAAAAATTCGCCGCCAAAGAAACGCTCAAAGCGGGAAATGCTCAGCGAACGGGCGGCACTTAATCAAGCCCGTAAGGCTAAGTATAACACGAGAGGATGATTGTTAAATGCTTACAGTTAAAGATATTTCGCCAAAATCGTTTGCCGTTGAAGGCTCAAATGTTGTCCAAACTCCGGCTGCGCAGCCTCAGACTCCATCCGGATTTAAACCGTATACGGTTCGGATTGCCGCTTCTGCTTTGAATGTGCGAAAGGGGCCGGGGGCTGATACGGATGTCGTCAAGACCCTTCTTAACGATAACGGCGTATATACAATCGTTGAAGAAGCGAAGGGCTCGGGCGCGAGCGTTTGGTGCAAGCTCCAAGAGGCTTTGGGTTGGATATCCGGGGATTTTGTCAAAAGGCAGTAAAAGGGAATCGACATGATTACTTTTAAACATCGCGGCAGTTTCAAGAACAGCGAAAGGTTTCTTACAAACTATGACAAAAGGCGGCTGCTTTCGGTTTTAAACCAATACGGCCGCGAAGGCGTCAGCGCACTTTCTTCCGCGACCCCCATTGATTCCGGGGCAAGCGCAAGCTCATGGTCATACAGGACGAGCGTCTCGGGCGGCTCGTTTTTTATTATCTGGGAAAATTCTGAAAAGACCGCGCAGGGTACGCCGATTGTCATATTACTCCAATATGGCCACGCAACCCGCAGCGGCGGTTATGTACAAGGCAAAGATTTTATTAACCCGGCAATTAAGCCCGTCATGGATAAAATCGCCGAGGCGGTATGGATGGAGGTGATCCGTGCATGAGCAGGACGATTGACGAACGCATCGTTGACATGCAGTTTAACAACAAACAGTTTGAATCGGGCATACGCGACAGCCTCGGCTCTTTGGACAGCCTAAAAAAAGGCCTGTCCGGCATGGACGGCGGCGCACTCGCGGGTCTTTCATCCGCCGTTGACACTGTATCCGATAGGTTTAGTGCGCTCGGCATAGCGGGTATGGCCGCGATTGTGAACATAACCAACAAAGTGGTGGATTTGGGAGCGCAAATGCTCAAGTCCGTCACCGTTGACCCGATTGCCGAAGGTTTTGGCAAGTACGAGCGTATGGTGGAAGCCCAGCAAACCATCATCAACGCAACGGGCCTCGGCATGGAAACCGTCGCCGACGAGCTGGAACGGCTCAACAAGTTTACTGATGAAACGTCGTTCAGGCTTGACGACATGGTCACAAACATAGGCAAGTTTACGGGCGTTGGAATTGAGCTTGACACGGCAGTTACCGCCATGCAGGGCATCGGAAACTATGCCGCGCTTTCGGGCATGAACATTGAAAAGACAAGTTCCGCAATGGGCGTGTTTGCCAAGTCGGTCGGACAAGGGTTCATGCAGCTCAAAGAGTGGAAGCAGCTCGAAAACATGAACGGCGCAACTATGGAGTTTAAGCAAACACTCCTTGATACGGCAGTTGAAGCCGGTACGCTGATTAAGGTTTTTGATAAAGAAACACACGGCGAGGATATTTATTCGGCACAGTGGATTGACCCGCTTACCGGAAAAATGAAAGATGCTCAGGTCACAATCGCCGATTTTACCCAGGCACTGACATCGTCAAGATGGCTCAACGCGGACGTAATGCTCTCCGCAATGGACAAATACGGCGCGGCTTCAACCGAAGTTTTGAAAATCATGGAAGAGCAGGATATTACTGCCAACCAGGCAATCAAACAGGTTGAGGGTTTAAACGAAGCCTTAAAACTCATGGCAGAGCACGGCATGACCGCCGGGGAAGCAATTAAACAGCTTGAGGGTCAATACGAATTTGCACCTAATGCCATCGAAAAGATTGAAGCTTTAGGCAATGCGCAATTCGACCTCGGGCTTAAAGCATTCAAGGCCGCGCAGGAAGCCAAAACTTTTACGGATGCCATCAATTCCGTAAGGGATGCCGTCTCAACAGGCTGGATGAACACTTTTCAGATTATATTCGGCAACTATGAAGAGGCAAAAGAGCTTTGGACGAATGTTGCCGACGAACTTTGGGAAGTCTTTGCAGGCGGTGCGGAAGCGCGAAACGAAATGCTCAAGGAATGGAAGAAAGACGGCGGCCGCGACGCATTGCTCGAAGGTTTCGGAAACCTTTATGAGGCGATTATGGCCATCGTCGAACCTATAAGAAATGCTTGGGACGATATTTTCCCGCCCATGACGGCAGAGCGGCTTCTTGCCATCACCGAAGGTTTTCGCAATTTGATGGAGCGGCTTATTGTCAGCGAAGAGACGGCGGATAAGCTGCAAAGGACTTTTGCGGGCTTATTTGCGGTCGTCGGTTTTGTCGGCGACGGGATAAAGTTTCTTTTTGGCATATTAGGCGAACTGCTTGGCCGCCTTGCCCCTGTCGGTGACGGTTTTTTAGACACTACTGCTAAAATCGGCGATTTTCTCGTCTCGCTGCGTGAAGGCGGGAGTGTTGCCGAGGCTTTTCAAAGGGCTTTGGAGCTGGTCGGACAACTCCTTGACTGGATAGGCGAGAAAATCAGCGGGTCGGTTTCCGCGATTGCTGGATATTTTGCGCAGTTTAGCGGGATAGACCTCGGGCCGCTTCGTGTGTTTTCCGGCGAAGTCGAGATGCAATTTCGGCCGTTTACGTTTATAGCTGATATTTTCAGGATGGCCATAAACGGGATAATCGCGGCATGGGAGTTTGCAAAACCCGTATTTGAAAAGATTGGTCAAGTCCTTGGGGTTGTCGCAAAAGCGATAAAGGATTTTGCGGCGCAGGCGGGCATCAACAGCTTTGCGGATATTTTTAACCCCGTAATGCTGGGCATGGTAGTTGTGGCGATTAAGAATTTTCTTGATTCTTTTTCGCTCACAATAGGAAATTTCAAAAGTCTTTTTGGCGACGTAAAAAAAATGCTTGGCGGGGTCACAAAAGTCCTTGACGGCGTCCGAGGCTCTTTGGAAGCTTATCAGACAAAACTCAAGGCTCAGGCTCTGCTCAATATTGCCCTTGCCGTAGCGGCGCTCGCCGGTGCGATTTGGGTACTTTCGACGATTGACGCTACCGAAATGGCCCATGCGCTTGGTGCAATAACCGTACTATTTGCAGAACTCGCAGGCGTCATGCTTATATTATCCAATGTTATGGGGCTGTTTAATCTTCTTGGTGTTGCAACCTCGATGATAGCCATATCCGCCGCAGTATTAATACTCTCGGCAGCATGTAAGAACCTTGCGGGGCTTAACTGGGACGAGTTGATTGTCGGGCTTTCGGGAATTGCTGTCTTGATGCTTGAACTGTCCATGTTTATGAAACTCATGGGCGACGGTGCGGGGTTGATGAAAATCGGTATCGCTATGATACCGCTTGCAACCGGACTTTTGATATTATCTCAGGCCGTTAAGAGTTTGGCGGGACTTGAGTGGGATGAGTTGGTAAGAGGGCTTGCAGGACTTGGCGGGGCGTTGGTCATCATCGCGGGCGTCAGCAAGCTTGTCGAGCCGGCAAAACTGCTTGCCATGGGCGCGGCGATGATAGGCCTCGGTGCGGGGCTTTTGCTTATATCCGGCGCGATGCTGGCAATGAGTATTTTGTCATGGGGAGACCTTGCCAAAGGTCTCATAGGCATCGGCGGCGCGTTGGTCGCCATCGCAGGTGTCAGCAGACTCGTTGACCCGGTAAAACTTCTTGCGATGAGCGTTGCGCTGGTCGGTGTCGGTGCGGCACTTACGCTGATTGCCGGAGCCATGCTGCTCTTTGGTACGATGTCTTGGGAGTCGATGGCGAAAAGCCTTATTATGCTGGCAGGCTCGCTTGTTATATTAGGCGCGGCGTCGCTTGTTATGTCCAAAGGGCTTGCGGGAGCGGCGGCTATGATGGCCATGGCGGTTGCGCTTGCGATATTAACGCCGTCGCTTGTTATATTAGGTATGATGGATTTGGAAAACATTGGCCGCGCATTGCTCATGTTGGTGGGCGTGTTTGCCGTGTTTGGGATTGCGGCTCTTGCTTTAGGCCCGATTGTACCCGTCATGCTCGCCCTTGGCGGAGCTATCGCGCTGATTGGCGTTGGGGTCGGGCTTTTAGGCGCGGGGCTTTTGGCCCTTGCCATTGCCTTGGGCATGTTTGCGGCTGCGGGCGCGGCGGGCATAGCGGCACTTACTTATATTCTTGAAACGCTTATCATGTTTGTACCGAGGCTTATCATCAAGATTGGCGAAGGCCTTGTGCAGCTTCTGGACGTTATTATCGCCGCCGTGCCAAGGATTATGGAAGCGGCAAAACAGATTATATTAGGCATCATCATGGTTCTGACAGAACTGATACCGCCCCTTCTTGTGGCGGTTTTTGAGTTTCTGGACGCGCTTCTCACGGAGCTTGTTATATTTATACCAAAGCTCGTAGACGCGGGGATGAAGATGCTGCTTGGGATACTCGAAGGGATAGCCTCCAACATCCAAGAGGTTGTTGCGGCTGCTCTTCTTGTTGTCGCCGAATTCCTGCGCGGCATAGCCGAGGGCCTGCCGGGAATCGCTGATGCGGCTGTTGATATTATCGTAGCTTTTATTAAAGCCATCGGCGTGCAGACCCCGCGCATTATTGAAGCGGGGTTTGTCTTGATTATTGATTTTCTAAACGGGCTTGCCGACGCAATCCGAAACAACACCCACCTTCTTGTCCAGGCGGCAATAAACCTTGCCGGCGCCATTATAGAAGGTATCGTCAAAGGCCTGCTCTACGGCGTAAAGGCAGTCATCGACGCGATTGTCAATGTCGCAAAAGCCATTTGGGACGGTTTTAAGAACTTTTTCGGCATAAAATCGCCGTCTACACTCATGGAAAAAGAAGGCGGCAATGTTATATCCGGGCTGGTTAAGGGGTTTGGCGCGGGTATCGGCAAAGTCACAGACAAAGCTAAGGAATTGGGCAAAGCGTTTATTGAGGCCGCCGGCAAGGCGTTTGAGGGCATAAAAGACGTCGCCTCGAACGTTGTTGACAGTTTGTCAAACGGTATAAAGGCCGGGACAACCGCAGTTGGCAACGCCGCGAAGAATGTCGCAAACAGTGCGCTTAACGGCGCTAAGAACCTTTTGGGCATTAAGTCGCCCTCGAAGGAATTTACCACCGTTGGCACAGACTCCGCAGAGGGTTTGATTGTTGGGCTAAAGGTCATGGAAAGCGCTGTCGGAGCCGCATCGGAAGATGTTGCCGGCACTGCGCTGGATTCGATGAAAGACACCATGCGTAAGCTGTCGGATATTATGTCGTCCGACATTGACATGACCCCGGTTATTACTCCGGTAATTGACATGGGGGATGTCGAAAAAGGGATTCACGACACGTTTGGCAAAAGGCAGACTTTAGACCTCGGAACGTCGATTGACAAGGTTTCCCAAACTTCGGCGGCTAATCGGAGGGCGGAAGAAAGGCGTTTTAGCTCCGGAGATACGTCAAACACCGACAACAGTCAAAATGGGATTGAAATCATTAACCATTACCATGTCAGGGATGATTCCGATATTTCTAAAATTAACCGCGGCTTGTCAAACATTCTTGACAAGTACCACAGGACAAAGGGGGTGCCGGTCACAGCATGAGTGATATTATGATTGGTTCATTCAGTTATGACGGCGTTGAGAGTTCCGAGTTTGATTTGGTGTGCCGCTCCGTCAAACGGCCGCTGCTCCCTTTGGCAAAAATTAAGCGGGTCGAACTGCCGGGCGCATCCGGGAGCTACGATTTCCCGGGAAGCGAATACGGACTGCGGAGCCTTAGCATGAGGATTTTATACATAGGCAAGGATTTTTTTGAGCTTAGGGGCAGGGCAAGGAAAATCGCCGCTTGGCTCGGAAAGCCGGAAACCTGGACAAAGCTGATTCTTAATGACGAACCCGATAAATACTATCTTGTCCGAATCACAAGCGACCTCGATTTGGATGCGTTTTTTGAGCTTGGCAGCGTAACGATTACTTTTGACTGCCAGCCGTTTGCATATTCCGTGCTTGAGGAAAACCTCACATTCACCGCGTCCGGAAACCATACTTTTGTCAACCCCGGCACACGCGAGATAAATTACAGAAGCCCGCAGGGAAGCAAGTTTACCGTTTCTTTGACCGGTTCATGGACGAATTTAGCAACAAACATGAACGGGAATCAACTTGGATATTCTACTGCGGGCAACGGGACGCTGATTTTTGACAGTGTGAACATGGAAGCAACTCTCGGCGGGGTAAACGCCTTTGAGAGATTGACCGGAGACTATAACTCATTTTTCAAAGTGCTGCCCGGCACAAACACGCTTAGCGTAACAGGGCTGACGGGTACAATAAACGTCAGTTATATTCCAATGTGGCTATAAGGAGTGAGACGCATGATATTAGTCACAGACAACGGTTTTAACCGTTTGGGGGCTGTCCGGCAATGGCTCGAAGCCCGCAGGACGGAAGAGATAAACGGCGAAAACACTCTGGAATTCAGCGCGATATTAGATGAAAAGGTCAACGCATTTGTCCACGAGGATGTTATATTTGAGTATGGCGGCGATTACTTTGACGTTGCCATGTTCGATAAAAAGTCCAATTCCGATGGGACGTATACGGTCGATGTCGAAGCGGAACATGTTTCATACAGGCTGAACCGCGAGGAATACAACAGGGAATATTTTACCGAATACGGAACGCCGGATCATATTTTGGGCAAAATCCTCGAGGGGACGGGGTTTAGCGTCGGTATTGTCGAGTATGACAATGTCGAGACATATTCCGCTCAAGAACCCAAGAGCCGCAGGCAGATACTCATGGAGTATGTGGCGTATTTGGGCGGGGAAGCTATATTTGACAAGTTCACAATCAGCATTGTCAGGCATAGGGGCTCGATGCAGCCGCGGCCTGCCGTAAAGGATTTGAATGTTAAAGTCGTATCCAAATCGGTCAACAAACGCAAAAAGGACGAGGACGGCAACTTCCTCACATCGTACAAATGCAGCCCTGTATATTTGCCCGACGACACCTACGCGCTCGGCGACAGGGTTATATTAATCGACAACACGCTCGGCGTAAAAGAAGACCTGCGCGTCGTCAGCATTGCGTTTAACCCGTATGACAACATGGACGTTGACCTCGTTTTCGCAAATTATGTAAACGGCCTTGAAGACTCGCTTTTTCGAATCGAGACCTCGACAGTTATTAAGAACGCTCTGTATAACGGCATTCGCATAGGGCCGGAATATGGGTTTGAGGCCGTCCGGAATGATAAAAGGGCGCGGGCGTATATGCGCAGCGACGGCCTTGCGATGCAAAGCGGCGACGGGAGTGGGACGAATTGGCGCGACAGGCTGTATTATGCTTACATCAGCGAAACCGACGAAACGATACTCGTGTATGACGGCGTATTTTCGGCAGACTTAATCAACGTCATTACAAATTTGATAACGCCTTATGTATACGCCGATAACGGCGCGATAGTCAACGCTATTGTGCGGCGGCTGCGTACCGACCTCGGTAAACCATGGTTATATTTAAACGGCGACAAATCCGACGTTCATTATCAAGACATTGGCGATACGCCGAGGGAATCGGGAAGATATTTTATCGTCGGTTCGGTAATGGACGGTGCGCCGGCGGTTCAGTTTTCAATAACGTCGCTTACGGGCGGCAATGACGGAGTCCCGCTTTGGTGGTTCGAGGGTAATATCGGCGGCTCGATGACGACTGCCGAAGAATATTCTATCGGGTCAAACGGCCTTTCAACCCCTGTTATGGCGTATCAGTACGAAGAAATTGTCGTACATTCATCCGAACTGAAACGTCAGCCGGAAGGCTGGTGGGGAGTCCGCGACGAATGGGGCCGGGGCGAGGACGAACATAAACGCGGCCAAGGCGTTGTCGAAAAGACATCCAAGCATATGATGATGGTGATGAACCCCGGCAGGGGCAACGAAATAGGCGGGGTTCGGATAAGTTCGGAACACGGGGTTGAGCTTTTTAATCCGTGGACGCGCTCATGGGAGTATCCGGGCGGCGGGATTAACGGCGGCTGGGACAGGCTTGAGATTGCCGACTCGCATTTCACAATAGGCGTGCGGGGGAAACAGTATACTTTTGATATTGAGAAGGACGATTCAGGCCGCATTATCCGTGTTATTGACGACACGGCCAACAGGGTGGTGGATTATGTATGACAAACGAAAACGCGCACAACAACGGGCTGATTATTGGGATGACAATGGGTTTGACAGTTGCCGAACAGATTATTAACAACAATGGCGGCTGTGATGGATGTTCGTCCGTATTATGTTGGGATTACAATAAATCACCGATTACTGTAGGCCAAAACGAAACGGAAATCGCACTGATTAAAAACGTGGAATTTACGCGCTCAACGGAAGCTCGAGGGATGTTCTTAGTATCGTTTACGGCAAATTCGGCCGCCGACGTTATTGTCCGCATATACGTTAACAACTCACAAGGCAAGGCTCAGACGCTGTACACTCCGTATATCAAACACGTTGGGCGCGGCAATAACGAGATTGGCATACCCCATTCATATTTGATGCTTAAAGCCGGCGGGCATGATTTTTCCGTCACCATGCAATGCACAAGCGGCAGCGTGCTTATCCGTACACGTGCAGTCAAGTATACAATTGACGCATGGTTTATGGGCAGCCCGGGAACGCCGCTGCCTTATGATATTCGCGATATCTCATTACAGCAATCGAGCAACACCATTGAGCCGATGAACATATACGCAATAACTATAACAAAAGAAGGGCATCCGCTCATATTAAACGCACGATACCGGCAAGGTTATATTTCGGACGAATCGGCATTCAGCACCGTGCATTTGTATAATGATATTGTGGCAAAGGAAGCCGCGATGGAGTTTAACGGTTTATTTCAGCTGATAGGCGACGTTTCGAAGCATACTCTTATCACTGACAGTAAACCATGGATATTTTGGATAACGCCCGATGATGAACTATTCGGGCAGTACGGAGACGAACCGCACACCCGTGTCCAGCTTGCCACGCAAGCATTGTTCCTGTCCGTTGTGCGCGGTTGGAACCAGCGCGAATTTCCCGACCATGACACGGGGCTTATAGTCGCATACATCAAACACAACGGCGTTGTGGCATACCGCACACGCATGAACACGCCGACGCTTCCGGGCGTATGGACTCCCGAGGAAATATTAGACGAAGCCGGAGATGGCAACAGCTTTGTGCATGTGCATAGGCTTAACGATTACCGCATAGGCTTTGCCGTTACAGGCTGTGACAAGCTGTTCATATCACGGCGGTTCTTGGTTGGGCAGGGGGTTAAGCCGGAACACAATTCAATTCGTTTGGAATCGGCATCTAACTTCGGGATGATTCCGATAGACGCCGAACCGCTTGAGCTGTATGCGGAGTTTATTGATAATTATAACATTATCATATCAGGAAATTACCGGTTTGGCCTACGGTCATTGAGGAATCCACACCACTTTAACTTAACCGTTGACCAAGGTGGAGTGCGTACTATTACTGATTTGAAAATCGTTGACGGAAAGCTGCACTTGACATTCGCAAACCCTGTATCTTCGTTTGCCGATATGGTCGTCACAGCTTCGCAGTGGACATTCTTGCAATACATAGTTGATGGCTCGCTCCCGTACTGGCCGGCTGTTCCGATAACCATTCCCGGGTCTCCGTTGCGGGCGACGGAACATAACAGGATAAGAATTAGACCCGAAGTGTCCTTTGAACATATCGACATAAAATACCCATTGCATAGTCAATATCCTGAACATAATACGATAAGAATCAGGCCTGATGTGTCTTTTGAACATGAGATTGTGGTACATCCTGAATATAAAACGCATATTCAATACCCGGAGCATAACACGATTAGAGTTCGCGCCGGTGAAATAAGATTCGGTCACACGCCTATCGGCGTTGACCCCTTGTGAGGAGATATTTATCATGGATTTAGGAAACATGAAATGCCCCGGAGTTATTCCTTCTGGGGAGATAACAAAGCATGAAATATGCAGTGGAAAGATTAAGATTAAGGCTTCAAACACCTTTGATTTTGAGTTGAAGAATACTGTTACCGGTGAGGTTAAGTGCTATAAGAGCCATAATATTGTGTTGGATAGACTCCTAAGCCCTTTTGGCGCGGGGGGATCTGAAGCTCCAGGCAGTACCGCTTGGAATATACGTGTAGGAACTGGAACGGGAACGTTATCGCCTGCCAGAACCACCCTATTTAACCAGCTAATACAAGTTACAGCTAGTCATGTGCATTTTGACATGTGGGCGATTCCAGCTACAAGGATTCTTACTGCTACACTTAATGAAAACCAGGGCAATGGTCTATTGACGGAAGTGGGGATAGGTGCGTCGAATGGTGGTTTGCTTACGCATTCTTTGATAACAGACGCAGAAGACAATCAAATTAGTATAGCAAAAACCAATCTGGATATACTTACAATTCGTTCAACTTTTTATGCATCCGTCGAACTTGAAGATGATCCAAATTTTAAAATGCGTAGAGTTGTGCATAATTTAGAAAACCATAATGCTGAGAATGCATTGTCGCAAAGTGAAGCTCCACATGCCACACTTTCACACGCTATTCGTATAGCGGCGGCAAACGGCACAGAGTTAGGTGGATCGGCCATTCTTATTTTAAATAGTTGTAATGATAATCTTTACGTGCCTTCTGTTGTGTCGTACATGCAAAACACTATCGGGTTGGGGGGCATAAGTGGCGGGCATATAGCACAAATAACAGGATCGACTCCAAGCAGAGACGCTACCTTGAGACGTTCCAGAACAACGGTGACGGCATTAGCAAGTCAAATAAATCTCGACAGACCTTATATATTTAAAGCAATTTACAACGTAGGGTGGGGCGTGATGACGTTTCCTAATTTCGACTTATTTCCGCGCAAATCAATTGATTTGTTTATTGGTACGGGTGATGGAATTCAAACAGAATATAATCTTGGATTCCCGGAATGCAATGTTGGAGATGAAGAAATACGAATAGGAGGAGTTCTTCAAAATAGGAATACATACGATTTCAGCGGTCGTGACATGAGTTTTGCGCAAGCATGGAAAAATATGGACGCAAAATATTTGATGGACAACACAGGGAGTTTAGTAAACAATAGACGTGGCAGCTTATTTTTCCCACAAGCCGTGTGGGCTGGAACCGGTGCGGGTGTACTGTTACAACCATTAGAATCGAACCCGTTTGTTTATGACTTTGGAGTACCAATAAGAGTGAATCATTTTAGAAGCAGCTCTAACACGCCTTTGATGTTGGAATACTCGCACGATTTAACAAACTGGGAGCGCGTAAGCACAAATCAATCAAATATTAGTTTTGACCTTATCGAAGCTAGATACTGGAAACTGTGGACAACAGCCGCTCAAATGCCTACTGTAGATTGGGCGGTGAATACAGCACATATGATATTTGGATTTGATGAGCTGCGACCAAGCATAATATTTGACACGCCGCCGGCGGCAGGCGAATTAATAACCGCAAAAGTGACCTCAGACGTGCCTTGGAAAGACCCAAACTGTCAAATAGGCGTATCAATCAACCTTGAATTAGAACGGGCGTGAGCATATGCGGTTTGAATTTGACCATATTGTTGACCTTGAACCTTCGGGTATGCGGACGGCTATGTTTGGCAACGAGCCTGATAATAGGCTTATTCAATACTTCATCGGCGGGAGTCAAACCGCCAATAGGTCAGCTGAAATAATCTTGGGTAACTACGCCAATTTGTACGATGAACTTGAAGACGAGGCGACTGCGCGAATCACAAGCAGTAATGTCAGCAGAATTGGTGTTAAAACGCTTGTCGGGCTTGGCGCGTATGGGTTCTATGTTGACGCTAACGGCGAGTATTCGTATATTTTGATACCGATAAACCCCAAGGATGAAGGTAATGCTCCGCCTGAACTGCTCTCTTTGAGCCAGACAGACACCACGATTATATTTGGCATTCGCAATCCCGACATCATCGAATACGAGACGTTCCGGCTTACGTTCCGGCAAGGCTTGTTTGCCTTTGAGTTTATTACATACGAACTTGACGGCGAGATTGAAAAACCTTTTGATATGGAAGGCGATTTTTCAGTTACCGTGATTGGGTACAGAAACGAGATAAGCGAGTTTAGCAACCCGACAGAGGCCGTTGAGTTTAGTGTGACGCTTAGAGTCGACTAAAGAAAGGAAGTAAAAGATATGACCATTATAGAAATCGGAGCAATCTGCGGGGCGGTTATGGCGATAGTCGGGGTTTGTGCTTGGGTTATTAAGACGGTAAAAAAGCTTACCCAGCCTATTTCGGATGTGCGAAAAGCTACCATGTTCAATCTCCAATATTCCATTACACGCGCATGTGACGAGTATGCCATAAAGGGAGAGATTGGTACGGAGGCGTTGCGTTGCATCCACGATTTGCATGGGCAGTATGAAGCGTTAGGCGGCAATAATTTTGTCTGTGCGCTTGTGTCGGAGGTCGATAAATTGCCTGTTAAACGGTATAGGGAAGGAGGTTGATTATTATGACGTTTTGGAAAGATGTGATTGAAAGGGCAGTCAAAACAGCCGCGCAGACGGCCATAGGCATTATCGGCGCGTCAACGCTGATAACGGCGGTGGATTGGAAGGTAGTGTTAAGCTCGGTTACGATGGCGACATTGCTGTCTATGCTCTCAAGCATAGCAAGCAGGGGCGTGACGCATTGCGACTCGGCAAGCTTGTTGGCCGTGCCTAAGGAAGAGGGCAAATAGTTAATGTCTTGGCAGAAAGGTAGGTGCTGGGCGGATGGTAAATAAGATGTTGAATGCGATTATAGACTCAAAGGCATACGATAAAGGCACTATGCTTATCTGTCTTGATATGTTTCTTGCGGCGGGCAAGCTTGACGCTGTGCAATACGGGAGGCTTAAACAGTCGGTTATTGATAATTGGCGTATATATGACTGTGAAGAATCTTTTGCGCGGGATATTGCGGTTAATGAGAATAAAACGATTATCTGTATGCTAAATGCGGTTATAGACGCTTCCGAATACTGTGAGGTATCGCTGCCGCTTGCGCTTGACATGTTCCTTGTTTCCGATTCAATAAGTTTAGACCAATGGAATGAGCTGAACGAAAAAATAATCGGCAGAAAGGCAGGCGATTGACCTTGGATAAAATCAGGGCATACACAACACAGGAAATAAAGGCCACGGGCTGGGTTGGCGATGCGCGGATACTTGACTTGCTGACGGGTATATCGTTCACAATACGCGCTCCGGGCGTACATGACCATATTGATTTTATGTCACGAAGCCGGGCAGACACCGCGCTGCTAAGGCAAGCCGGGGGCAGGAGCTGGGACCCGAGGCCGGGCCTGTTATTTTTCAGGGGTGTAGACGGCAAAGACCATATTTCCGCAGGGTCATTCCACACCGTCAACCATTCGGTTGTGACCGCGTCGCCATCAGATGAGATAGTGTCGCCAAGGGTGACGCGGGAAACGGAAAGGGATAAAAACGGCAACTGGGTACCGGGGCATCATTTTTGCTTTACGCTGATTAACTCAAGGCAAAACACGGCTTGGGAAAAACGTATGTATTTATGCGTCTTGCGGGCACTTGAACTGGCTAACAAACCAACTGTTGAGGAGGATGATATTATGGTACCAAGATACAACGATGTAAAATCAATGCCCTTATGGGCGCAGGATACTGTTTCGTCTCTAATTGAGAAGAACATAATCCAAGGCCGGGGCGAGCCAGACGAACTCGGCAGGCCTACAATGCTTGATTTATCCGAGGACATGCTGCGCATGTTCGTTATTAACGACAGGGCGGGGTTGTATGGGCTGCGCTCTTGTTGTGAGGTTTAACTGCACGAAGAACATTCGCGTAACAAAATATGTTAAACGCTACCAAATAAAAAGAAAGGATATTAATAAAATGAAAAAGAAAGTAATGTTAAGCAATGGACTGAGAGGAAAAAGAAATCCGGACGAATACGTAACGCAATGCCGGGAAGCATTGGCGCAGTGGGGCAAAGCTAACAATGTCGAATACGAGCTTCTGCACAGCTATAGGCCTGACGAATACCGGGAAGCGATTGCAAAACTTGGGGAGCAAAATGCGCGAATAGCGATGCTTGGTTCGACAATCACTCAAGAACTGGCACAATGTGACATTTTAGTTCTAGTTGACGATTGGTACAGCTACGATGGCTGTACGATTGAATTTGAAATCGCAAAGCGTTACGGTAAAGAAATCGCTTTTATATCAAGTTGATACACAACAGGACGGGGTTGACGATGAGGAATGACCCTAAATACTCTAGACAAAACGAAGCAGTCTGTGTGTTTTACACGGACTCTTCGTTTTTTTATGGAAAGGAGGGATATTTTTGTTTGAGTCGTATCGGGACATACTAACTATTGATGATATTCAAACAGCCTTGGGAATAGGGCGGTCTATGGCTTACCGTTTGATTTCGGATGACAAAATTAAACATTGGAAAATTGGCAAAAGAATAAAAATACCGAAGGCATTCCTTATAGACTATGTGAATGATTCATGTTATGATAGGCGGGTAATAGAGAACTCGCCGTCGGAAGGAGGCATAAATAATGACGGCGAATCTATATGAGCGATACGGTAAGTATCACGTTATGATATCTTGGCAGCAAGAAGGGATGCGGAAACAAAAAAGCATCGCTACAAGCGTGTCCGTTCGAGGCAACAATAAAAGGGAAGCAGAGGCTGCCAGAAAAAGGATATTGGCGGAATGGGAGAATAAAGTTACCGAAAACTACCAAGAAGTTTTTTTCTCGGATTATCTGAAACAGTGGTTGGAGGACGTGAAATGTTCGATAGCGGAAACGACATACCACAGCTATAAACACACGATAGAAAATGTGATTTGTCCATATTTTGACGCTATAAACGTCGGGCTAAACGACCTTAAACCGCACCATATTCAGGGATTCTATTCAAAGAAACTTCGTTCGGGAGTGACGGGAAACACAATCCACCACTACCACGCCAACATCCGCAAAGCCTTAAAGGACGCGGTTAAGGTCGAACTTATTTCGAGCAACCCGGCGGATAAGCTTACGCTTCCCAAAGTTGAAAAGTTCAGGGGTACAGCATATACGCCTGAGGAATTGCGTAGGTTAGTTGACGGCGCAAAAGGTACAAAATTGGAAGTTCCGATAATCCTTGCGTCTTGGTTCGGGCTTCGCAGAGGGGAAGTTGTAGGGCTTCGGTGGTCTGCAATTAATTTTGAAACGAACACGTTAAGCGTTGTGGCAACAATCACCGACAAAGGAGACAGAGCGTCCGAAAACCGGAGTGTTTATCGCACAACAGGCAAGACGAAATCAAGCCTTCGTTCGTTTCCCATTTCAAAAGATATTGCGCGTTACTTGCTCGAATTAAAACGACGTCAAAAAGACAATAAAAGGCTTGCTCGTGAGTCTTACAACGAAAAATGGCTCGATTTTGTATGTGTTAACGAGGTCGGGGATTTGATTAACCTTGATTATATTAGCGGCGCATTTCCCAAACTATTGAAAAATCTGGGTTTGCGGCACATTCGGTTTCACGATCTCCGACATACAAACATAACCCTTCTCTTAGAATCCGGAGCAACTCTAAAAGAAGCCCAAGACTGGGCGGGCCATGCAAATATTTCAACAACCGCTGATATTTATACACACATTACGACGCGCAGTAAAGAGCGTCTTGTCGGCTTTATGGGCGATATTCTGAGCGAAAATGTTAGTGATTTTGTTAGTGATGGGGCAAAATCTGAAATTTGACGCAAAACAAAAAACCCCGTAACCGTTGCAATTACAGGGTTTCCCGTTTGGCAGCGGGACTAGGATTCGAACCCAGACAAACAGAGTCAGAGTCCATCCGGATATTTCTTGTTGCGTGTTATCCAGTGCTTCGACGTGCTGTAAAAACCCTTTTAGTTCAGACCTTTCGTGTATGCTTTGGTCGTTGAAGCGGCATGAGTCCTTGAATCGTCTATCTTGCATTTAAAAGCGAATTTGTTAGCGATTTTGTTAGTGAAAATATTTTAGACGGCGAATTCTCTATTACACAAATGATTTGACACTTCTGATTTCTCTCTTTATAGTGTAGGAACTTGTTTAAGTTCCAACGCTATATTTTTTTGTCGCTTTTTAATCTAGCTTAGACGGAGGTATATATGGTTGCTGTCGATGTGGTTGTTTGTCCCGAGTGTGGCGGCGATTTGATATTTTATGACACAGTCCCTCGGATTGTGCGTACTAAGAACCGGCAGGCTCGGTGGGATTCTTTGCGCAGGTTGCAGTGTGTTGTTTGCAACTGTGTCCACAGGGAGCTGCCCGATTATATTTGTCCGCATAAGCATTATGAAACAGAGGTAATTCTTGGTGTTTTGGAGGGGCATATTACTTCCGATACTTTAGGTTTTGAAAACTATCCTTGTGAAGCGACAATGATTCGTTGGAAGTCGCATATTTTGTCTTCATCGACTTTGTTTTTACAATCCCGTTTTTCTAACTTAGAATAGCCAAAATTAAACGCGGCTATATTTGAAGGGAGAAAATTATGGGTACGACAATACGTGCGGAGTTGTCTGCTAAAAACAAATACTGGATTGAGAAGCATCGTTATTATGAACTGAAACATTTTTGCTTGCAGTATCCGATATGGAAGCGGGCTTACTTAGCTTTGGACGGTTTGAGCAAACAGTCGTATGACTTGGCTATATTTTCAAATATTCCGGGAGACCCGACCGCTCGGTGTGCGGAAGCTAAGTTATATTATTCCGAACGAATCGGCATGGTTGACAAGACGGCGGCGGAGACGGATTCGTGCTTGGCCGGCTATATTTTGACAGGCGTTACCGAGGGCGTTTCTTATGTCTACTTGAGGGGCAAGCTGGATATTCCGTGCTGCCGCGATGTCTATTACGAATTGTACAGACGCTTCTTTTGGCTGCTCAATAAAACGCGAAATTAACAACCCCTTTAATGAAAGGAGCGTGAGGTTATGAAAATCACGGAAATGATTATATCTGCGATTGTTAAGAAAGGCGTGCTTTATGAAGCTCGGAATGTTGAAACCGATTTCGATATTCCGACTATCGTAGACGGGCAGGAGAAGACAATCAAGATTAATCTAAAAGCGGAACACATGACACTGCGTATCGAGAGGGAGGCCTAACACGGCCTCTTTCTTTATGTGGATATTTACAGGACGCAGGTTACTGGAAATCATGCTATTTTGATATTGTGAAAATTCCCGGGAGGGAAAATTTGAAAAAACTTTTAAAGGAGCGGTGTTTCATGGAAACCAAAAAATGTGTTATTTGCGAGGCGGAGCTTAGTTGGGGTGGTTTTGCCTATGAGCAGGAAATGTGTTGGGATTGTTTTATATTTGAGACAAAAACAATGCTCGAACGTATTGACCACTACCCATCGTATTATTGGGCGAAGCGCAACTTACATCGGGGCATTTTGAAATGGATGGTCTCTGCGGTGGCCGAAATCTACGGACTTAACGCGCAAAATTGACAATCACTATTATGGAACTAATTATATTTTTATGAAAGGAGAAACAAAAATGGATGAAGAAATGAAAGACTTGTTGGCCGAGGAGATAAAGGAGGAGATTCGGAACTTATCCGACTTAAATCCGGGAAGCGAGGAAAAGTCAAAGGCGATTGACGACGTTGCCAAGCTTTACAAGCTGAGAATCGAGGAGACAAAAGCCGAGTGGGATTTTCAAGCGAAATACGAAAGTATGGAGCGTGACGACGAAATGAAAAAGAACCAACTCGTGCAAGAGGTCAGGAACAGATATTTCAGGGTTGGCATTGATGTGGCGGGCGTTGTGCTGCCGTTGATATTCTACGCTGTCTGGATGCAAAGGGGGTTCAAGTTCGAAGAAACCGGAGCTTATACCTCAACAACATTCAGAGGGTTATTTAACCGTTTTAGACCGACGAAATAAGACTTGATAGTTCCAAACGGGGAGGCGCGTGTTTAACGCTCCCTCTTCGTTTTTGCGGGAGTAAATTATGAGATACCACTATGAAAAACCGGGCATATATTTGTCAATGTACGGATGCCTCTATGTTTGCAGGCATCCCGTTTATGACCGCTGTACTTTATATTCGATAGGCGATAAAGGCTTGGCCGTGATACAGCAGCGGTTTAATCCTGTTACAAAATGTACTTGGTGGGGTGAAATTGACCCGTGGGTTACGGACGATTTATATTTACACTACGGTTTCATGGACTATTTTAATGAACGTGCGGGGATGTGTACGGACGGGCTGTATCCAACTGTCACAATCAGGCAAATTATGTGGGCGTTGAAGATGAAACCCATCAAACGCAAACGTTGGGAAACGGTCTTTGACCGGCGGGATATTTAGCACGCGAAATTTACATGCCATATTATGAAAACTATTTTGAAAGGGGAATTGTTATGAAAGTTTTAGAAGGGGCAATTGTGATATTTTATGTAGGTTTATTGGGTTTTTATACCGGGGCATTAGCTATGAAGTGTAAGAATCGAATTGACCAAAAGAAAATGCACGGTTGGTTTTGAGGGCATCATTGCGATACTTTGAAGAAAGGAGTAAAAGATTGAGGCTTTGCCTCTTTCTTTTATATTTTGTGAAAGGAGCCAGACAATGCAAAAATTAAAGGGGTTGATAGACAAACTTAACGCGGCCTCTAAAGCTTATTACGAAGGTAAGGAGGCAATGTCCGACAAAGAATTTGACGATTTATATTCTAAGCTCGTAGAACTTGAGAAGTCTTCCGGCGTGGTTTTGCCGAACAGCCCAACGCGGAGAATCGGCTTTGACGCCGTATCCCCTCTGCCTAAAGTAAAACATGAATTCCGGGCGCTTTCCCTTGAGAGTACAAAATGCCCCAAATCTTTGGCTGCGTGGCTTGGTGACAATCGCGGGATATTGTCTTGGAAGTATGACGGGCTTACGGTCATACTCACATATGAAGACGGTAAGCTTGTTCGGGCAGCCACGCGGGGTAATGGTGAAGTTGGGGAAGATATTTTCCATAATGCGTTTTACTTCACTAACGTACCCTACAGCATTGACGACAAGAGGCGTATTATTGTGCGCGGCGAGGCGGTTGTTTCTTTTGATATTTTTAAGCAAATCAATGAGACGCTGCCGCCGGAGAAACAATACAAAAACCCTCGAAGCATGGCAGCCGGTGCGGTAAGGTATCTTAACGCCAATATGTCCGCGCCGTTTAAGATCCATTATATCCCCTTTTCGCTTGTCAATGCGCAGGCACTCGGCTTTACCCGCGTGTCGGACAGTTTGGCGTACCTGTCGGCTATTGGGCTGGAACCGGTGAGTTGGGTGATAGTTGACGGCGAAGTCCTGCCTGCCGCCATCGAACAGCATGAAAATGAGGTCGAGTCGCTTCCGTATGCTACGGACGGGTTGGTCGTTGTGTTTGACGAGCTGTCTTTGCATAACCAATTTGGAGAAACGAGCAAGTTTCCAAGATACGCAAAGGCGTTCAAATGGCGTGATATTTTGCGGACTTCAATTCTCCGGGGCGTTGAGTGGTCGGTATCTAAAAACGGTTTGATAAGCCCAATAGCGATATTTGACCCAGTGGAACTTGAGGGAACGACCGTAAAGAGGGCAAGTTTGCATAACCTGCGGATTATGAGCGATTTAGGGCTTGGTATAGGCGACCAAATCACCGTGTACAAGGCGAACATGATGATTCCGCAGGTATGCGAGAGCATTGAGAAGTCGGGCGGGATTGATATTCCCACTGCCTGCCCTGTATGTTCCGCTCCGGCAAAAAGAAGATTGGGCGTCAACGGGGTCTCGGAATTTCTGTACTGCATAAACGCCGAATGTCCGGCAAGGAAACCAGAAAAGGAGGCTCAATGAAAAAATCACGATTTTTGCAAAACGCGCTTGGTAAATCCAAGTTATATTTGACAAAGGCTTCCCCAACCATCCTTACATGCCTTGGGGCAATCGGAGTGGTTGCGACCGCGGTCGCGGCGCATAAAGCCACGCTGAAAGCTATTGTTATTTCACGGCGCGAAGGCCGGTATGACAAAGTACCGAGCGGTGCCGTGCGTTGTTATATTCCCGTGATAATAGTCGGGGCTTCAACCATCGCGTGTATATTTGGGGCGAACGCCCTAAACAAACGGCAGATTGAGGCTCTTACAAGCGCTTATATTTTAATGCACGGAGCTTTTGAACAATACAAAAAGAAGACAAAAGAATTATTGGGTGAAGACGCCGATATTCAAATCCGCAGCTCAATAATTCAAGATAAGTACGGGGAGTGTGATATTTCCGTATCCGCCACCAAGAAACTGTTTTACGAGGAGCATTACGGCAAGTTTTTTGAAAGCAGCGAAGAAGCAGTCCTTCTTGCCGAATACCATCTAAACAGAAACCTCATGTTACGTGGGTATGCAAACCTCAACGAGTTATATTCGTTCTTAGATTTGCCAAACACAGAAGCCGGGGATATTCTCGGCTGGTCGTTATACGCAGGCGGGGCTTTCTATGGATATTCGTGGGTCGATTTTGAACACCGCAAGATTGTTATGGACGACGGCTTGGAATGCTGCATGATTGAAATGCCGTTTACGCCGACGGCCGACTATATGGATTATTGAGCTGCGCAGCTTTTACAAACGCTATAGTGAAAGGAGGTAATCGCTTATGATTAACGGAGCGACGATAAAGGTCATTGGAATGACGGCAACCGCAGTCGGATTGGGCGCAACGCTTGTGTCCGATTGGGTCAATGACAAGAAGATGGACCGAAAAATCGAAGAAAAAGTAAACGAGGCGCTTGCCAAAAGAGATGAAAAAGAGTCCCAATGAGGGCTCTTTTCTCTTTGCTCAATGCCATTTTTTTGAAAGGAGAAACGATGAATAAACCTTGCTTATCGACGTTTACAAAAAAACTCGGGGGAAAGATTTCCCAAAAGTCTCCGACTATCTTGTCCGTAATTGCCGTGACCGGGCTTGTTGGTTCTGTGATATTTGCTGTTAGGGCTACCCCAAAGGCTCTGAAATTACTTGAGCAGGAGCGTGATATTCGTGAGGACAACAGCGAAGACGGCGTAATCGAACCTCTGACCAAGCCGGAAATCGCAAAAATCGTATGGAAATGCTACATCCCTACAGCTGTCATATGCGCCGTTACTGCCGCTTGCATCTTAGGGTCAAATTCAATCAGCAACAGGCGAATCAACGCCCTGGCGGGCGTATACGGCTTCACAGAGGCTGCTTTTCGTGAGTATCGCGCCAAAGTAGCAGAAACAATCGGAGAAAAGAAAGAAAAGGGGGTCAGGGATGCCGTCGCCAAAGACCGGATTGGGCGTGACCCGGTCGAGAACCACGAGGTCTTGATAACCGGGGACGGCAATGCTTTGTGTTATGATGTGTTTTCCGGAAGATATTTCAAATCGGACAGCAACAAACTTAGGAAAGTGGAAAACCTGCTCAATAAACAGCTCTTGAGCGACATGCATGTTTGCATAAACGATTTATATTATGAGATAGGTTTGCCGGACACAAAAATGGGCGGGGATTTGGGTTGGAGCGTCGCGGACGGGTTGATTGATTTTCAGTTTTCTTCCCATCTAGCAAGCGACGGTACGCCCTGCCTTGTTATCGACTATACTGTTGCGCCAAGGTATGATTACCGATTCCGCTAATGCGCGAAATTCACACATGCTTTAATGAAGAACTATAAAAATTTTATTTTTAAGGAGAATAGAAAAATGGATACTAATGAAATTATGGTACCTGAAATGACGGAAGAAATCACACAGACGGGTTCACTAAACGGCGTGAAGATAGCGGTTGGTGTTGGCGCAGCCGTGGTTATAGGCGTGTTAGCTTATAAGTACGTAGTAAAACCGACAATAGCCAAAGTCAAGGCCGCGAGGGACCGCAGGATGATGGACGAGGGTTTCGATTACCTGGATGAAGAATCCAAAGACACAAAATAAAAGAGTCCTTCGGACGAGGGAAGGCGTCTCTAACGAGGCGCTTTCTCTTTATTTTTTGGACAAAGGAGAAAGCTTGATGGATGATTTCAAGGCAAATTCACATAAATCAAAAGAAGTTCCGCCCACGCTCGCTTTGCCCGAAAAGAGGGTGCGGAAGGTTGTCAACGGGACAGCCAAGGTGAAAAAGAAAAATGAAATCCGCAAGATTACGGACATATTCATTTCGGAGGACGCGGTTAACGTAAAGGATTATATTATCATGGACGTGTTGGTGCCTGCAGTAAAAAAGGCAATGTCCGACATTATAAAAAACGGGATAGACATGCTCCTTTACGGGGAGTCCGGGCGCGGCAAAAAGAACCATGCCGCTTCAAACATATCCTACAGAAGTTTTTACGACAGGGACGACGAGCGCAGGCGCGACTTCGCATCCCCGCCTGTCAGAAGAGGTTTTGACTTTGATGATATTTTCTTTGAAACTCGCGGACAGGCCGAGGCGGCTTTGTTTCAGATGGAAGAAATCATATCCGTATACGGCATTGTGAGCGTTGCCGAATTGTTTGAGATGGCGGATTTGGGATGCCCGCACACATATAACAGATACGGCTGGACTGATATTCGCAGCGCGAAATCCGTACCCTTGAGGGGTGGCGGCTATACGCTAAAATTGCCTAAGGCAATTGCACTAAACTGAAAAGGAGTTATATTTTTACCATGAATAAAACAAAAATTGCGACCGGGATAACTAAGACATTTGGTAAAACCGGGCTTAAACTCAAAAAACACAGCCCTGAGATATTTATTGTCGTCGGAATTGCCGGCATTATCGGGAGCGCGGTTATGGCTTGCAGGGCTACTACAAAAATCGGTGATATTTTGGACAAGGCAAAAGAGGATGTCGAGACAATCAAAGAAAGCTTGGATGACCCGACCCTTGCGGATAAGTATTCGCAAGATGACAGTCAAAAGGATTTGACAATCGTCTATGCTCAAACAGGCCTCAAGCTGATAAAGCTTTACGCGCCTTCCGTGCTGCTCGGGGCTTTGTCCATAACAAGCATACTTGCCTCAAACAGCATCCTTCGCAAACGCAACATCTCATTGGCGGCCGCATACGCCGTAGTTGACAAGGGGTATAAGGAATACCGTTCCCGCGTAGTTGAGCGGTTTGGCAAGGATATTGACCGCGAGCTTAAATACAACATCAAGGCAAAACAATTTGAAGAGGTCGTCATTGACGAAAACGGCAAAGAGAAGACGAAAAAGACCACGGTCAACGTAGCGGATATTAACAGCTATAGCGATTATGCCCGTTATTTTGACGAGAGCTGCCCCGATTGGGAATCCAATTCGTCATATAACCTCATGTTTCTTCGCGGACAGCAGCAGTTCGCCAACGATTTGCTTATATCGCGCAAGTATTTGTTTTTAAATGAGGTGTATACGATGCTTGGCATACCTGTGACGAAAGCCGGGCAGATGGTTGGCTGGGTATACGACGAGAAGAACCCGATTGGTGATAATTATGTAGATTTTAACATCTACGACACAAACAGGGAGGTCGCACGGAATTTTGTCAACGGGTATGAAAGTACGATATTGCTTGATTTTAACGTTGACGGCAACATTTTGGATTTAATATAGAAAGGGGTTTTGAAAAATGAATGCGGTAAGAAAATTGATATCCTCTACTTTGGCGGCTGCGGCCGGCATATGTTTTATCGGCGGGGTCGTTATATTATCCACAGGGGGGAAGCGCGTATGGACGGTTTAGCAAATGCGATATCCGCGCTGGATTATGTGTTGGACACAAGAAGAAAAAGACATATTACGGGCGGTATATTAATAAGCCTGTCGCTCTTGCTTGGAGGGCTTGCCGCTACCGTTATGACTATAAGAAACGAGGCGGACAATGAGTAAAACTAACGGATTTGTTATATTTGTTGCAGGCGCGGCCTTTGGGTTCTTTACGGCAAGGCTTTTGCTTAGAAGTAAATACGAACAGATTGCGCAAGATGAAATTGACTCTGTCAAAGAGACGCTTCACAGAGAAATCAAAAACGCCGATGCCAGGGCAAAGGCTAGATTTGCAAAAGAAAAACCGGATGTCGTTTCAAAGGAGTATTCGTCGATTTTGAAAAAAGAAGGGTATCACGAGTATTCAAGGTCCCGCCGCGATACGGCTAAGATGCCAAAGCCTGATATTTCGGATGTGCCGTTCGTTATTTCCCCCGACCAATTTGGGGAGACTTATAACGAGACAATCAGCCTGACATACTATGCCGATGGCGTTTTGACAGATGGCGACGACAGAAAAGTTGAAGACGCGGAAGAAACCGTCGGCCCTGACGCCTTGGATTCTTTTGGGCAGTATGAAGAGGATTCCGTTTATGTCAGGGACGATAAAATTGGGGTCGATTATGAGATTCTTTTGGATTTAAGGAATTATTCGGATGTTGAGAAGACTAAACCGCGTCAGATTGGAGAATAAATGAATAGGGACGGGCTGTGTCAAGAGTATTTTATGTGGATGTACCGGCTCGTATACGACGGGCTGTATTGCAAAAACAGGACATACTGCAAATTGCTAAGCCGTTTGGATAACATAGATTTCACTTATATTCTGCCGATGGATGAAAATAGGGCGGTTGACGGAATTGACCTTCGGTACCGTTTCGGGCGCGAGTGCTCGTATCCGGATGCCATGATAGCGTCATATTTGGACTATCGCCCTTGCAGCGTCCTTGAGATGATGGCCGCGCTTGCCGTCCGTTGTGAGGAACACATAATGGACGACATGGATGAAGGCAACCGGACAGGCAAATGGTTTTGGGACATGGTCGCCAATCTGGATTTATATTCCATGACCGACCAAAACTTCAACGTTTGCCGTGTTGACGAGGCCGTTGATATTTTCTTAAACAGAAAATACAAACCAAACGGCGAGGGCGGCCTCTTTACGCTTGAGCGTTGCATCAAGGATTTACGCAGGGTAGAAATCTGGTATCAAATGTGTTGGTATCTGGTCGAATTTTACGAATAAGAAAGGAGGGATGGTCGGATGTATGTTATATTTTCCGCTAAGGAGTTTCGGAAACTTATAAGGACGCATCGTCGGACTTCGATAGTTTTAGGGTTTGCGCTTGCGTATTTATATTTTTCCGAAAGCAATAGGCGGGACAGGCTTTGCAAAATCAGAAAACTTAATAAAGAACTTGAGGAATTAAAGCGCGAAGGGGAATAGGATGCGATGCTTGATTTTTTAATGATTTCCACACGCAGCACAAAGCGTGGAATTACGGAAATCTATCCGAAATTCATTATCAAAAAAAGCTCGGATTTAATGATTCGCGGCGGGGACTTCTATGCAATTTGGATTGAAGAGCGCGGCCTGTGGTCTACGGACGAGCAATGCGCATTGCAGCTTATTGACGCGGAGCTTGACAGGTACGCGCAGGAGAACAGCCGGCGTTTTGATTCACACGTTAAAGTCTTATACATGTGGGATGCCGAGTCGGGGATGATTGATTCCTGGCATAAGTATTGCCAAAAACAAATGCGGGATTCTTTCCACATGCTGGATGAAAAATTGATATTTTCAAACACCGAGACAAAAAAGAAGGACTACGCAAGCAAAAGGCTTGACTACCCGCTTGCCGCCGGGGATATTCCGGCATATGACAAACTTATGTCCGTGTTATATTCCCCAAAAGAGCGGCATAAAATAGAATGGGCGATAGGTTCCGTAGTGACCGGGGACTCCAAGAAGATTCAGAAATTCTTGGTGTTGTACGGCGCGGCAGGGACGGGCAAGTCTACCGTACTTAACATCATACAGCAATTGTTTGATGGATATTATGCGGTGTTTGACGCAAAGGCCCTCGGTTCTGCCAATAACGCATTTGCGCTGGAGGCGTTTCGCACCAACCCGCTTGTGGCAATCCAGCATGACGGCGATTTGTCAAAAATCGAGGATAACACGAGGCTCAACAGTCTTGTCTCGCACGAGGTTATGACAGTCAACGAGAAGTTCAAAACGACATATTCCAGCAGGTTTAAATGTTTCCTGTTTATGGGTACCAACAAGCCTGTCAGAATCACGGACGCGAAATCCGGCCTTATCAGAAGGCTCATTGACGTATCTCCGTCCGGGGATAAACTGTCAATACGTGAGTACAAAACGGCCGTAAAACAAATCGCCTTTGAGCTTGGGGCGATTGCGCATCATTGCCGGGAAGTATATTTGAGCAGCCCGGGCATGTATGACGATTATATACCCATAACGATGCTGGGGGCATCAAATGATTTTTACAATTTTGTCGTGGACTCTTATCATATTTTCAAGCAAGAAAATGGGGTAACGCTCAAGGCGGCTTGGGAGATGTATAAGACATACTGCGACGACGCGAAGGTGGCATACCCGCATTCGCAGAGGGTTTTTAAAGAAGAGCTGAAAAACTATTTTCAGCAATACAATGAGCGGTTTAACTTTGAGGACGGCCTGAGGGTGCGGAGCTATTACAGCGAATTTCGCGTCGATAAATTCGAGAAGAAAGCGGCACGCGACGAGGCGCCGGAAGGTATTAAACTAAATTGCAGAAAGTCCGTGTTTGACAAAAACTGTGCCGGTTATCCCGCGCAGTATGCGGGCGAAAACGAATCGCCGTCGTGTAAGTGGGATGATGTGACTGCCGTACTGTCGGACTTGGACACGTCAAAGCTCCATTATATCAGAGTCCCGAAAAACCATATCGTGATTGACTTTGATATTACGGACGAAAACGGCGATAAATCGCTTGAGAAAAACATAGAGAAAGCGAGCGCGTTCCCGCCGACTTATTGTGAAATAAGCAAGAGCGGGAACGGCCTGCACCTTCATTATATTTACACGGGTGACGTATCCAAGCTGGCTCGTGTATATGAAGAGGATGTTGAAATAAAGATATTTACGGGCAAGAGTTCTTTGAGGCGCAAGCTGTCGAAATGTAACGGCCTGCCCATCGCCGCGATAGGGAGCGGCCTGCCTTTGAAGGGGGAAACAAAAGTGGTAAACTTTGAAACCGTACGCAGCGAAAAGGGGCTGAGGGCGCTCATAAAGCGCAACCTTAACAAAGAGATACACAACGGCACAAAACCGAGTATCGACTTCATCTACAAAATACTCGAAGACGCGCATACAAACGGTTTATATTTTGACGTTACCGACATGCGCAATTCAATACTCGCGTTTGCCGCCGGGAGCAGTAATCAAGCCGATTACTGCATAAAGCGCGTTAATAAAATGATATTCAAATCCGACGATGCGTCGGATGGCGGAGCGGATAAGGACGCACAGATTATATTTTTTGACGTCGAGGTTTTTCCTAATCTGTTTCTGGTCAATTGGAAGCTTGAGGGTGAGAAGAACCAAGTTGTGCGGATGATTAACCCGTCGCCGGCTGATATTGAGAAGCTTATGGGGTTTAGGCTGGTCGGCTTCAATTGCCGTAGATATGACAATCATATTCTGTATGCAAGACTCATGGGGTATACGAACGAACAACTCTACAACCTGTCACAGAAGATAATAGGCGGCAGCAAAAATTGTTTCTTTGGTGAGGCGTATAACGTTTCCTATACGGATATTTATGACTTCTCCGTAAAGAAACAATCTTTGAAGAAGTTCCAGATTGAGCTTGGCATACGCCATAAGGAACTCGGCCTGCCATGGGATAAACCCGTACCGGAAGAAATGTGGACGACAGTCGCCGAATATTGCGATAACGATGTCATTGCCGCAGAAGCGGTATTTAACGCCAGAAAAGCGGATTTTCTGGCAAGGCAGATATTAGCCGAAGTCGCCGGCATGACGGTAAACGATACGACAAACTCGCTGACAACAAGAATTATATTCGGCGGCGAGCGCAAGCCGCAGAGTCAATTCAACTACCGAGACATGGGAAAAATGGTGGAAGATGCGGTTAATAAGAGCGCAAACCCTGATGACGGCGTTGAGGACGGATTCACAATATTTTGTAAAGATAGACCATTCGATAATGATGACAGACCTATATTTCCTGGGTATACGTTTGAAGGCGGAAAATCCAACTATCGCGGGGAAGAAGTCGGGGAGGGCGGTTATGTGTATGCCGAACCGGGGATTTATCACAATGTTGCCGTTTTGGACGTCGCATCAATGCATCCAAGCAGCATAGTTGCGGAAAACCTTTTCGGCGACGAATACACGCGGCGCTTTAAAGATATTTTGGAAGCCCGGCTTGCTATAAAGCGGAAAGATTGGAGCCGGCTAAAACGGCTTTTAGGCGGCGTTTTCTCGAAGTATCTTGAAACAGAAGAGCAGGCGGCTGATTTATCGACGGCTTTGAAAATCGCAATCAACTCCGTATACGGCTTGACTTCTGCAAGTTTTGAAAATCCGTTCCGTGATATTCGCAACAAGGACAACATAGTGGCAAAACGCGGGGCATTGTTTATGATAAACCTCAAACACGAAGTCCAAAAACGCGGGTTCACCGTTGCGCACATTAAGACCGATTCTATTAAGATACCCGATGCAACGGTTGATATTTTGGATTTTGTCATGGATTACGGGGCTTTGTACGGCTATAAATTTGAACATGAAACGACATTTGACCGGTTTTGTTTGGTTAATGACGCGGTCTATATCGCGAAATACCCAAACGGAAAATGGGCCGCTACGGGCGCACAGTTTGCCGTCCCATACGTATTCAAAACCCTGTTCAGCGGTGAAGAGATTGTGTTTGACGATTTGTGCGAGACCAAGGCCGTAACCACCGCTTTATATTTGGATATGAACGAAGGGCTGGGTGAAGACGAGCATAATTATATTTTCGTAGGAAGGGTTGGAAGGTTCTGCCCCGTAAAAGAAGGATGCGGGGGCGGGATATTGCTTAGGGAAACCCTAAATAAAAAGACGGGCGAAAAGGGATACGCCGCCGCGACAGGCTCAAAAGGCTATCGCTGGATGGAATCTGAGATAGTCAGGGATTTAGGCAAAGAGGACGACATCAACCGATTATATTACGACAAGCTAGTCAGCGAAGCTGTAAAAGCAATATCCGCGTTTGGCGATTTTAATAAGTTTGTCGCGGGCCGATAAGGCCGGACATAGAAAGGAGAAACACACAATGAAAAAAGTAGATAACATCATCATTGAAAACGCACGTATTATATTCCGCAACTTCGCAGGGAAGGAAACAAAATTCAACCGGGCGGGCGACCGCAATTTCTGTGTTCTTATTGACGACGCAATTGAGGCGCAACGCCTTGCGGAAGACGGTTGGAACGTCAAAATCTTGGCTCCCAGGGAAGAGGGCGATGAAGCACGGCATTATATCCAAGTCGCCGTAAGCTTTATGAACATCCCGCCTAAAGTCGTTATGTTGACACAAAAGACGAAAACCGCGCTTGACGACGAATCTATTGATATTTTAGATTTTGCCGAAATTAAGAACATGGATTTGACTATCAGGCCGTATTATTGGGAAGTAAGCGACAAGTCCGGCATCAAGGCATATTTGAAAACCATGTACGTAACCATCGAAGAAGACGAATTCGCGGATAAGTACGCGGATGACATGCCGTTTTAGCATGTCAAGCATCAATCTACACGACTACCAACTCGCAGCCGTCAAGAAGATGAAAAACGGTTGTATTCTTTGCGGGAGCGTTGGGAGCGGTAAGTCCCGCACGGCTCTTGCATATTACTACCTGCGCAACGGCGGTGAGCTTGGTACGGATGAGTACGTCCCAATGTACGACCCGCCGAAAGACCTGTACATCATCACCACCGCGAGAAAACGGGATATTATGGAATGGGAGTCAGAAATGGCTCCTTTTCTTTTGTCCACGAAGGAGGGTTTGTTATATTTACACAAAGTCGTTGTTGATTCTTGGAACAACATAAAACGCTATGTCGATGTTACGGACGCATTCTTTATATTTGACGAACAGAGGGTCGTAGGTTCCGGCGTTTGGGTCAAGTCTTTTCTTAAAATCGCAAAGTCCAACGAATGGATATTACTCTCTGCCACACCAGGGGACACTTGGCAGGATTACATCCCCGTCTTCATTGCAAACGGTTTTTATAAAAACCGAACGGAATTTGTTAGGACGCATGTTATATATTCGTCATTTACCAAATTCCCGCAGGTTGACCGATACGTAAACACGGGTCGGCTCATTAAGCAGCGTAATGATATTTTGGTAAACATGGACTACAAACGTGAAACTGTTTCGCATCACAATGATATTTTCGTCTCGTACGACCAAAACTTATACAAAACGGTTATGCGTGACCGCTGGGATATCTATAACGACAAGCCCATCGAGAACGCAAGCCGGTTTTGTTATATTTTGCGGCAAATAGTCAATACGGACGAATCGAGGCAAGTTGCGCTCTATGAGCTTCTTGAGAAGCATCCGAGGGCGATTGTCTTCTATAACTTCGATTACGAGCTGGATATTTTAAGAAGGCTTGTAATCGGTGAGGAATTCGAGATAGCAGAGTGGAACGGCCATAAACATCAACCAATCCCGAACTGTGAGAATTGGGTATACCTCGTACAATACAACGCCGGCGCAGAAGGCTGGAACTGCATAAGCACAGACACAATTATATTTTACTCGCAAAACTACTCATACAGGACTATGACACAAGCGTCAGGGCGCATAGATAGGCTAAATACGCCATACACGGATTTATATTACTATCATCTTAAATCCCGCGCAGGGATTGATTTAGCGATTAACAGGGCGCTCAGAAGCAAGAAACAGTTTAATGAACAGCGGTTTATGAAAGGAGTTTAATATGCGCGAATTAAGAATTGAGGCAACATTTGTCTACAATGAAGAAGACGACGTGGGAGAGGTTATCAAAGAGTTCCAAGCTTTATACGCGAAGCGTTCGAATAACTGTTTATCTAGATTTGAGGTATATGAAGAAGAACACAAACCAGACTGGTATAAGATTCTGTGTCCGCATTGTAATGGGGTGATTAGTGGTTATGTTAAGGAATATGTTTAAGCGCTTTAAATCTTGGTGGACGAAGGAAAGCTGTTTTAAGCGAATGACAGCGGCGGGCGTCACCGTTGGAGAGCGTTGTTTTGGCGTTTTTGGCGGTGATTATGCGTCAGGCTATCTCCAATACGCTTGCGTCACATGTAAATACTGGACACCTGTTCCGGAGGTTAATGAGCCGGTTTGTACTTGTAAAGGATGTATTAGTTGTATAAAAGGAAAAGTCTGCCCTTATACCCTTGGATGTGGGTCTGAGCGCAGTCTTTATATTCCAGATGAGAAATGAAAGGAGAATTATGAAACAATCGAAAATCATAGCCGTTGATTTTGACGGCACGCTGGTTACGAACGAATACCCGAACATAGGTGCGCCTATACATGAGACAATCGCGAAACTAAAACGCGAACAAGCCGATGGTGCGAAAATTATATTATGGACGTGTCGTGAAGGAGTGCATGTCGGAGAAGCGATTAACTGGTGTATAAAACATGACATACGTCTTGACGGCGTCAATGAAAATCTGCCGGAGATCATCGAAGCATTTGGTGGAGATTCTAGAAAGATATTTGCACACGAGTATTGGGATGACCGAGCCGTGGCAATGCCGCCAAAGGAGGTCTAACATGCCCTATCCGTCTTTTGTTTATCGCACGGAGGTTGATGGTGGGCCGTCTAAAGATTACAAATGCCTGACCCGTGCTAAGAAGTTTGCCGCATCTCATGGCGGCGCGAATATTACGTTGATGCAGCCTGAAAACCCGAACACAATAATGAAGGTTATATCTAATGGTAAAACGCCTTTGTATTGTTATGAGTGTAAGAAGCTCGGACAGCATTGCGTCATAGATTCCCGCGTTTACGATTCTTGTCAATCATCAAGAGAGGAGGCCGGTCAATGTTAAGACCTGTAAAAGATAAGGACGAAGAAGTAAACCCAAGAAAAGCTTTGAGCGAAAAGACATGGATAAAAAAGAAGAAATCGCGTAAAGCTTGCAAGAAGTCAAGGAGGATAAATCGAAAATGAATAAGCTTAATGCTGTATTCGCCGTCGCCGTCTTAGCAATTATATTTGCGCTTATAGGCGCGACGGCACAATTGAATAACGGACGAGCGGTTTTGTCAGAAGAAATTGAGATGAAGCCATTATATTTTTATGAGAGGCCTGTAGAAGGACGTGTTTCCGCCGTGTTATATTCTGTAGAAGAGGTATCTGAGCCGTGTTCGGAAGGCATACACGAAGGTCTTGCGGTGGATAGATATTCTTGTATAGCTTGCGGCTGGGTTGACCAACCGCGTTACGGTTTTACGGAAGATGATATTTATTTGCTTGCTCAAATGATGTGCGGGGATGCAAAACGCGACGGCGACGGAGAATATGATTTTGAATGGTTTCCCGTTTATGGAAAGGAACTAAACCAGGAACAAATTAATCTGCCATTAGCCGTAGTTATGAACCGAGTACGCAGTGATAAGTTTCCGGACACCGTGAAGGAAGTCGTCATACAAAAAGGCCAGTTTACAGTCTTTCCAAAGAATTTATATTCCACGCCCGGGGAGTTTGCTTTGGAGAAGGTACGCGAGTGGTGCGAGGCATACGACCTCGGCGAAGACTGGGTTCAGACAATACCCGAAGACCATTTATATTTTCGCAGCGCACCCGGGCTTACGAACGTTTCAAGATAGGAGGGAAATGATGAACGATGCGGTAAACCATCCTGCTCATTACACCGATGGGAAAATCGAAGTTATTGATTTTATCGACGATAAGCGTTTAGGGTTTTGTCTCGGAAACGCCGTGAAATACATAGTTCGAGCGGGGAAAAAGAATCCGGATAAACACGTTGAAGATTTACAAAAAGCGATTTGGTACATAAGTCACGAGATTGGAAAATTGAAAAGCGGGACTAAATAACACTAAATAACACTAAATAACATTAAAGGGAGTATGTAACAATGATATTAATTAAAAAAACCGAAGTCCTAGGTTGGGAACAGGTTATACGCGGTATGAGAAACCCCATGAATAGTTGGGATAAATCCGATAGTCAATATTCCGGATTTCGCTTGGGTGCGAACGACCATGAATTGATGATGAAGCTTGCTAAGGGAGGGCCGGTTCATGCGAAATACCGGAGGATGATTGTCGTGTATGTAGACATAACAGCGCCTTTATATTGGTGGAAAGAGTTTGACACATATAAGGTGGGTACGGTTGCAAATTCTTGTTCGACAATGCATAAGATTCACGCAAAGGAATTTGAATTTGACGATTTTTCGTACGAGCATTTGAATACAAGTTCCGAGTGCCTTTTAGAAGAGGTAATTGAGGGTTTGAACTATTGTCGGGAAAGGTTTCTAGACACGCAAGACAAGAGTTGGTGGTGGCAAATGATACAACTTTTACCAAGTTCGTACAATCAAAAACGAACGGTAATGCTAAATTACGAAGTTCTCGCAGGCATTCATAAACATCGGAAAAATCATAAACTCGACGAATGGCGGACGTTTTGTAATTGGATTGAGAATCTTCCGTATAGCGAAATTATTACTTGCGTTGAGGAGTAGATGTGGTATAATCTAAACTAAAGGATTGTGTTTTACATGGTCTTTTAGTTTTTGCGATATAGGAGGGAGCGGTTTTGGAATACAAATTTACAGAGGAAAATGCTCAGGAGGAAATAGAAAAAGGGCGCGAATTGGCGGTAGCGTTGTTAGAAGATGAGGATAAAATCGAGACGTTTTTACAGAAATTAGAAAAGAAAATTAAGGAGATTCCGCTTGTCGGAAATGCGTTATCAAACATCCCAATCTTGATATCTTTGGTGAGAAATTACGTCAAAAAAGAATATACAGATATTCCGCTAAATTCGATTATTGCCATAGTCAGCGCATTGGTTTATTTTTTATCGCCGGTTGATGTGATACCCGATGTGATTCCTGTAATTGGATATTTAGACGACGCTGTTGTGATTGCTACATGTTGGAAATTTGTCGAGACAGACATCAAAAAATACGAAAAATGGCGTGAAGATAGGGACGGCGCCGCCAATTTATGACGATTGATATTTTGGGTCAAAAATCGGTCTGAAAACAGGCTTTTTGGTGCTGATTTTGCATTATTTTTCATGTAAATTCTCTGCCCACTTTTGATTTTAAAAGTGGGCTTTTTGGCTTAAAAAGCGGGTTTTTTGCCCACTTTTATTTTTTAAAAATTTTTTGAAAATAAAAAAATGTTCATTTTGGTCAAAAAAAGTGGGCAAAAGCCCACTTTTAAAATCAAAAGTGGGCAGAGGAAAACCCTGTGGTACCAATGGTTTCAGAGCTTTCTGCCCACTTTCCCACTTTTTTCTCTATTAATACGCGATAGAAAAAACACTATTTTATAATAATAATAGGAAAATAAGTGGGTTTTTGACCAGAGGGGTAAAAATGGCATTTTTTCAGTGTTTTTTGAGGTGTTCGGACGGAGGGCTAAAAAGTCTTGTTTTTCTGCCAAAATTTACGTGATTTTTACACGTTGTTTTATGGAAAAGAGAATAATTAGCTTCTTATCTCTTGACTTAATATTGAAAGCATAATAATCTATATTCTGCTTTCGTCAAAAGGAGGAACGCCAGTTGAGTAGTAAGAAGAACGAAGATATTGAGGCCGAAGAATATTTCTGCTACGAGTGTGGGACGATTATGGATATTGCCGATTTAGAGGTATTGGTATGTCCGAGCTGTCACCACTCCGTGGACGTTGAAGATTATTCGACCGAAGAAGAAGTATACGAGGAAATTTTTGGAGGACACGACAACCTGCATTGTATTGGATGCGACGGACCGTGGCCGGTGTGTACTACTACGTGCGAACTATACAACGAGTGACGCCGAATAGTAAAAAGCCTGTACCAATTTGGTGCGGGCTTTTATTTTGCCAAAAAAGAGCCACGCGAAATATACATGCCCTGTTATGAAGAGAAAGGATAAAACTCCCGTTCTCTTTTTTGTTTGCTTATATTTTGAAAGGAGGCCGTTGTTTTGATGGAAAGGGTGTTTCAGAAGAATTTGATTTGCGACATTAAGAAAACCTTTCCCGGATGTATCGTTTTGAAAAACGACCCAAATTATATTTGCGGGATTCCGGACTTGCTCGTTCTTTACAAAGACAAGTGGGCAGCCTTGGAATGTAAGAAAAACATCAACTCTAAGAAACGGCCCCATCAAGAGCATTATGTCGATTTGATGAACGAGATGTCCTTTTCGAGATTTGTCCACTCAGGCAATAGGGAGGAAGTATTACGTGAACTTCAACAAACATTTCAATCTTGAGGGTAAGCACGCTTTTCTCGGCGGCAGCAAGTATCATTGGGTCAACTACGACGAGGAAAAGGTTGCGGACGCATATTCAAGATTTTTGGCAGTCCAACGGGGGACTGTGCTTCACGGTTTTGCCGCACAGTGCATTAAGCTCGGCCAAAAACTGCCTAAGTCGAACAAGACTTTGAATGCGTATGTAAACGACGCAATCGGATACAGGATGATACCCGAACAAGCTTTATATTATTCGGATAACTGTTTCGGGACTGCGGACGCTATTATATTTCGTAACGGCCTGCTCCGGATTCACGATTTGAAAACGGGAGTAACGCCCGGGCATATCGCGCAGCTCGAAATATATGCGGCGCTTTTTTGTTTGGAGTATAAGACGAAACCTTCGGAAATTGATATTGAGCTTAGGATTTATCAGAACGATGAAATATTATTTCATCACCCAACAGCGGAAGATATTGTGCCGATTACCGACAAGATAGTTACGTTTGACAAAATAATCAAGCAAATGAAAGACCGGGAGGGCTAATCGTGAATCCTGTAGCGGAAGATATTTTGAGGCATTACGGTATGCCAAGACGTTCCGGAAGATATCCCTGGGGTTCCGGCAAAGAGCCGTATCAGCGCAGCGGTGATTTTTTGAGCCGCATAGAATCCTTGAAAAAGGAAGGGTTTAGCGAAAAAGAAATCGCGGACATCATGGGGCTTACCACAACAAAGCTTAGAATTCAAAAGAAGCTCGCAAGCGACGAAAGGCGCTCCCTCGAAGTTGCCAAAGCACGAAGCCTTCGGGACGATGGTATGAGCCTAAAAGAAATTGCCGATGTTATGGGGTATAAAAACGATTCTTCGGTACGGTCTTTGTTAAACGAGGATTCTGAAACCCGCATGAAGCAAGCAAAAATTACGGCAGAATTTTTGAAAGCGCAAATAGAAGAAAAAGGGATGATAGACGTTGGCGCAGGTGTTGAGCGGGAACTTGGGGTATCAAGGGAAAAACTCGAACAGGCGTTATATATTTTAGAGCTTCAAGGTTATCCAACATATTCCGGGAGATTCGACCAAGCAACCAACCCAGGGAAAAAGACCACTCAAAAAGTAATCTGCCCGCCGGGGACGGAACATAAAGATATTTACAATCTTGAAAACGTACAGTCGCTTAGGGATTATATTTCCTACGACAACGGCGAGAGTTTTAAACCATCGTTTGTATATCCGAAAAGTATGGATTCAGACAGAATCAAGATTAGCTATGCCGAAGACGGCGGCGCTCAAAAAGACGGACTTATTGAGCTGCGAAGAAATGTTGAGGATTTGAATTTAGGGAAATCAAGATACGCACAGGTCAGAATCCTTGTTGACGACAAGTATTATATTAAAGGCATGGCTGTATATTCGGACAACATGCCCGACGGCGCGGATATCGTGTTTCACACGAGCAAGAATCGCACTGAAACTAAGACGGACGCTTTGAAAGCTATTACGGATGACCCCGTTAATCCCTTCGGTTCGCTTATCAAGGAACATGGGGGTCAGAGTTACTATACGGACAAATCAGGAAAAGAGCAGCTGTCGCTTATTAACAAAAGAGCCGAAGAAGGCGACTGGGATGATTGGGCTGACAAACTGCCGTCTCAATTCCTATCTAAACAGAGCATGACGCTTATCAAAAAGCAGTTAAATCTGACCGCCGCAGACAAACTTGCGGAATATGATGATATTTGCTCCCTCGTCAATCCGACGATAAAGAAGCATTTGCTCAAATCTTTTGCCGATGATTGCGATGCCTCGGCTGTCCATTTGAAAGCGGCAGCATTGCCGAGACAGAAATATCAGGTAATTATTCCAATACCGTCTATGAAAGACGACGAAGTCTATGCCCCGAATTATGAAAACGGAGAAAAGGTGGCCCTTGTGCGTTATCCTCATGGGGGTACTTTTGAAATACCGATAGTTACCGTAAACAATAAGCATCCAAAAGCTAAGAAATCGCTTGAGAACGCGGCAGATGCCATTGGAATCAACGACAAGGTCGCGGCAAGGCTGTCCGGTGCCGATTTTGACGGCGATGCAGTGATGGTTATTCCCTTCAACGCAAAAACAAAGATTACATCGACGCCCGCGCTAAAGAAACTTGAAGGTTTTGACGCCAAAGCGGAATACCCGCAGCGTGAGGGTTCGCGGTTAATGTCCAAAGGCGGCACCCAAAACGAAATGGGCAGGATTTCAAACCTCATTACAGACATGACTCTAAAAGGGGCTACTCCGGATGAATTGGCAAAGGCTGTCCGA